GGTAGTGGCTTTCGCGACAAAGCGTTCTGTGCGGAGACAGAGATGAAGTTGATGTCCTTGCAATCGAATTGAAGCTTCTTGCTCATGCGCTTCCTCGTTTGATTCCGTCGAGCGCCATTTCAGCATCACGTCGGCGAATTCGATGCAGCTCCACCATCACTGAATGGATGCCGGCGTATTCGCCGCGTCCGAAGTCATTTGATTGGTCGACTTTCATGCCAGCGACTTTGACAGCTTCGCGAAGCTGATCTTCGAGGGTCTCTACTTTGGACTGCTTCTTAGCCATGTTGACCTCAGTTGTGAGTTGCTGGGCAGTGACCAGCATGTGCCATGACGCTGTAGCCATGAGTCGTCTTGGAGATGACGTACGCATGGCCCTTGTAGGTGACCTCAGAGATTTCGTGGGTGGCGGGTGGGTTAACAGGACGCGATGTCCAAGCCAGCGCTGCCGAAACAACGAGGACGGTAAAGGCCACTGGAATCAGAATGTCATTGGTGGTAGCCATTAGAAGATCACCTCTTGGAAGCCGATAAAGGCGACGTCGTACCAGGTGGAGACGCCATTGATTGTGACGAACATGCGGTCGCCGGTGGAAGTAGAGCGATGGCCGATTTCCGAACCATCATGCACTGGGAATGGAGCAATGACATCCACTCCGCTGGCGGGCTGCAGAGACCAGGAACTATCGATGTTGTTGGTCAGGCGATATGCCCGGTTCATGGCGTAGATTTTGTCGGCCAATTCGTCAGAATCGACCATTACCATAACACTCGCGGCATGCACGTATTCTTCGTTCACTACAGGAGAACCCCTCGACTGCAGATCACGAGTAAGATGGAAGACATCAACGATAGCAACGTGCATATTGAACCTCAGGTTATGTTTCGGCAGCGGACTATAAGGCTATAGTAGCACATCCTGATGTTCAAGTACACTAGAAAGATTGACCTTTCGGATCAATCACTTAGGGATTAGATAACGAACCGAAGCACTCGGTTCAAGACATGGACTTAAGGCTGCGGGCGATTGCCGCATCGATTACGTCCTGTCGCTTTGCATATTGCGTGCAAAGGTAGCGAGCATTTGGGATGACACCCACTCGTGCAAGGTCGAGACGATCAGCATCCCAACAGATTTGAACAGAGAGCTCTTCATGAACGCCGCCATCACTATGCCCGACGCACGCTCTGTATAGTGCGCTAAACTCCGCGTCCGGCAATTCAAAGAACTTACCACGAAGACTGACGAGCTCGTTAGCAGCTCGCTGACCATGACCGAAGTCCTGACCTTCGTCCACTCGCTGGTGATCATGAAGGATAGAGAACAGATCGACTACGTTACGAGAGACATCGTGTCCTCTTCGTTCATGCATGTCGCAGAGGATGTTGCCGTTGATCTTGACGCGAGCCCAGTGCGAGCCACCGTGGTACCCATTCCACGAAATGCGGAATTGGTCCTTGAGGTATCTGTAGATGCTTGGATCGATCCAACTAGTCATGAAGCAATTGTACCATGTCTACCTGAGAAAGTAAACTCACATTATGCTGAATGGAACTGGCTCGTCACCAAACGCATCGTTGGAATCTTCTTGACCAGCCGCAGAATATTCATTCACGCTTGGGTCAACGTTCTCGTAAACCATTTTTCTAGCACCTTCGTCGTAAGATGCCAAGCGCGCCAGAAGTCTACCCACGATCAAGCATGCACTGATAAGGTCGTCAGTGGAACCATTCTTGGCAGCGAAGCTGCCGCCTCTAGCAACATAGTGCTTAAACTCTGTGAGCAGTGCCGCCGAGTGCAGTGTCATTCCACCAGTCATGCGCTCAACAAGCTGTTTGATCTGCATGCAGCTTACGAGCTTGGATTTACCCGAGGTAAAGCAGCCGAGCTTTGTTGGGGAATCGCTGAACAGTTCAACACCATCCAGATACACGCCACCATCTGCAGAGTCATCGTTCTGAATGAGCGCGACAATGGCCTCACCAATACCGTTACGTTCGAACGACCAAATGACATCAGCCTTCTTGCCGTTGACTGGCTTTCTTAGTTCACGAAGCAGCCACTTGATCTTGGAATACACAAGAGGAATGTTTACGACGTTCAATCGAAGCTCGGCCACCTGCTCTAGCGATGGGAATTCAAACACCTCGATTGCGGTGAAGTCTTGCTGGTTGCCTGTTGCGGGGTCGACACCAACCAGATATGTTCCATTGCCAGTAAGCTCTTTGAAGAACTTGAAGCCCATATCCTCTCTGATTGGATGTCTGGCTTTCAGGGAATGGATTCTACGTGAGTCGATAAGCAGCGCGTCAGAAGACAGGAATTCGCAATCGAGTTCCTGTCTTGTCTTAACGGGACCAAGCTTACCCAACATCTCTTCATAGTACTCTGGCCCACGCTCAGGGTGTTGATGCCACATGACCTGGATAGGCACAAACGAATTCGTACCCGCATTTGCACCTGTCCAGATGCTAGCGAATAGGTCAGTGTCTCCGTTAGGAGTAGAAGTCAGAATGAACTTACCACCAGTGGAAAGAGATGGCGTGATGGATGCCCACATCTCTTCTTGAACGCGACGTGAGATGAATGCGATTTCGTCGATGAACAGAATGGAAGGCGAGCCACCTCGACCAGTCTTTTCGGAAGTAGCTTCGCACTTGATCTTAGAACCGTTGTCAAACTCGATACTCGTACGGTTGTAGAATTTGCAGCCAGCCTTTAGCCAGTCTGGAAGTTCCTCATACGCGAACTTGATTCTCGACATGATTTCGGTTGCGTGGTTCATTGCCTTAGAAGCAATGACGCAATTCTTGTCTGTCTGGAATAGGCTGAACCACAAAATGTACATAGCCACGACGGTGGTTTTACCCAGCTGTCGGCTAGCGAGAATAACCACATCCTTGTTTTCGTGGATGCTTTTGACCATGTCGATCTGGTAATCGAACAGCGCAAAAGGAACTGAGCCTTTTGTTGGATGCGCGACCTTGACATAGTTGGTCAAGAAGTAAATCGGATCGTTGCTACACTTCCTCAGCTCTGAGACAGAGTCTGGAGTATATTCGGATTCGGCGTACGCCCGCTTGAGATACGGATTCTTCATTCTAGTTCCTGATAGTTATTGCGGGATAACGTGCTCACGTTTTGTGGAACCCGCTTGTCAGGATATTTATGGACGCAGGATAGGGCTAACCGAATTGGTCAGGTTAGCCCTTTAGGAATTCGACCTCTCGCAGCTCCATGCTGTGAGCGAATTCAAGCTTCTTATCGAATAGAATAAGACGCGTTAGCTCTTTGCGATAGAAGTTTACCGCTTGAGTAGAAGGCTTCTTGTTGTGCTTCGCCTTGAATTTCTCGACGCCAGTGCGCACCATCATCTCAACCACGTCGTTGTAGTGGTTGATTCTCCCAGAGGTCAGAGTATTGAAAACTCTAGGAGCTTTACCTTCGTCAGAGAAAGTAACGATGGCATCAACGTCGATCATCGTCATGCTTTAGCCCTGACTGCGGGCCAGCTGCTGCCAGATTACCAGCGGAACCTGCAGGTAAACCTTGTGGGTGTTGTCGACCACCTGGACCTGCTCACTGGTTGGGTCAAGGACGACCATGTACTTGACACCGTTGGCGCCAGCAGCAGTAGAGAGAATCTTTGGCTCGACTTCGTCTTGCTCAACAGAATCTTCTTCACCTTCCTCATTGACATCTTCACCCAGGAAAGGCTTGACCATAGCAATGAGCTCTTCGTCTTCCATTCCACCTGTGAGGTCACGAGTATCGATCTCACGTAGCTTGGTGATGATGCGAGTAGCTGCCTTGTCACCGTCTAGAGAGTCGGTGTCAGTGAGGTCCATCGCACGATAGATAAGGTCGATGATCTTATCCTTCAGCTGCCCTTCATTGAGGGTAAGTAGTTCTTGAAGAAGCTTCATTTTGAGTCCTTTTGTTTAGATGACAGTTATTCTGTCATCTCGTAATTTTCTAGGAAGTACTTTCTAAATTCGTCCCAACGATTCATTGCGATGAGTAGCACATTGCCACCAACCCAAACCTCTCGGTTTTTGTATTCGCCGATTCCTAGAGTAGCAGTGGTTGCAGATGTCATGCCAATTTTCTTCGGCGATAGTGCTTCAAAGATTTCACCCAAGAAGTTATCCATGCTCTTGCTGTCAGCCACATCAAACGCTTTTTCAAATTTCTTTACTGCCTTCGGGTCTTTCTTGGCAAGTTCATTTGAAAATTGCATGATGGCATTGAAGTTGTCTTTGATTCCCATCATACGAAAGCGATAATTCAAGCTCTCAATTGCCATGGTCTCGCCAAACACCTTGATGTCCTTATCCCACATATCTGCTTTAGGGCATATGCCAATACGCGTTTTGTCAAATGGAATAACGACTAGAACGGCTGCGTCGCTGGCAGAATAATCTTGCGCAGTCGCTAGGTTGGTAGAGCAGATAAAAGAGCGGCTTCTCTTTGGAAAAGATTTGTAGCCTGGGTGATTGTCGAAAATGACGGTATAGTGGTTAGAAGTGTTTTGACTCTTTCTTTCGGTGGCCGAAGTGTCAACAACCCATGCGCCAATTTTCGTTGTAACGTTCAGTGTCTGCTGGGCAGGCGCCTTACTATCACCGCGATAAATCATCTTGTTCGCCAAGATCATTGGGATTGCATTCTTGCATTTGGTCTCAATGATCTTTATTGCCGCATCATCTGCCGCACGGTCATACTTCGGCTGTTTGCCAGCCGAAGCTTCTAGAAACATCTTGAACGTTTGGTGCGACATTATGCGCCCTTGGACTTTTTAGCTGCGATCTTTTCATAAGTGATCATTTCGCGACCCTTCATGGAAGGGTTTGCTTTAAGGAACTGCTTTCGTGCATCTTCGCAGGCCGCCTTGGGGTCTTTTGCCGTTATTTCGTAGATGACATGATCGTGCCCAGTCGGTCCGAATTCAACGGTGACCCTGTACAGATCGCCTTTTTCGACCGACTCGCCAAGAACGTAGCCCTTCTTCTCATCCATATCCCAAACACCATAGGAACGGTCTTCGTCAGATACTTCAGCAGAAATGGTTCTTACTCCATTCTCAATCTTCGCCTTGAACTTCAGCTTGGCAGCTTTCTCAGGGTAAGCGTTCTTGACTGCAGTCTTCCAGGATTCAACGTCCTTCCAAGAGTCATGCGCGTCTTCCTTGAGCTTACCACCGTCAACGTCCTCATGAATTACCTGAGGATCGATTCCGCCAATTGACTTCAATGGGTGAAGTGCGAGTCGAGCGCGAAGCTTTTCAGAAAGATCTTTCTGTAGACCTTCCTTACGTGGCTTGTCTTTGCAATCTGTGTAGAAGGCAACTGTTACTTCGCTATCCTTCTTGAACTTGCCCTTCTTGAGTACGTTGCCGATTGGTTCAATGCGGTGAACCTTGCAAGCTATGAGCTCTTCTTCTGCCATGTGGTGCAAGTAATTGTCGGCTTCGTGGATAACCTCGAGCGCCAGCTTACGGTACTCTTCATCCTTGTTGGGCTTGCCTTCCATGAGAAGAGCTGCGGCCTGACCGATGAGAACTTCTGGATGCTCGTTGACCAAAGCTTCCATATCGGCGGGAGATAGAGTCCAGAAGCGTGCCTTACCGTATGGAGCGGCTAGTTCATTGGCCTTCTTGAAGTCAACGAGCTGTGCAGCTTCAGATGCTTCAAGTAGACGAAACATGGTGCCATGATGAGCGCTTGCGAGGATGTCAAGAGCGCCCATTGCATCTAGCGAATCATCTTCAGTAACGAAATGATGCTTGATGACTTGCGCGATGTTCTTAGCACCGAGCTCCAAGAAAAGCTCATCAGCGAAGATGGTTGCAATCTCGGGCTCTGTTGCAAGCCAGTTGTTGTAGATTTCACCGAAGCGCTTCTTGTCCTTGGTAACGGCTGCAAGCTGGTTCATCATGCGCTTTACCATCGGCTTCTCTTCAAAATCGGTAATCCAATCTACTTTGGCAAGCTTCTCACCAGCGCGCTTGATAGCTGCGTGGAGTAGGTCTGGAGTCTGTGGAAGGTCTGGAGCCAGTGGCTTTGCTTCTTCCTTCTTTGCTTCCTTGATGGGAGTCTTGAAAGCTGCGACCAGGAATTCCTTGAAGGTCTCGGCTCCATACTGCTTGAATAGTTCGTCAGCAAGAAGGTCAGTGATTCCGCCGAAGCTATCATTCCATTTGTTGTAGATGGCAACAAACTTCTTCTTGTCGCCTGCAACGTCTGATAGTTCTTTTGCCATTGCGATGACGCTCGAACGCACGCCACTCTTTCGACCGTGAGTAGCGTCATTTAGAGTGCCGTCCTTTTTGGCTGCAGTGAGAGCTGCTGCGATTGCCTTCTTAAGGGTCGACCCACCTACAGCTTCTTCAAGCTTACCCCAGTTGCTCGTGACATGATGCTCAGCTTCCTTCGCATCATAGAATGGACCTTCAATGTCGATGCCACGACGGTAGTCCTTGTGAATCCAGGACATGATGTCATCTGGCTTCAGGTACGACATGTAGGTCTGGCCCCAGCGGTACTCAGGCTTACCCTTGTACTGCTTCTCATGCCACTTACCGCCGCCTTCCTTGGTGACTAGACCGATCCAGGAGCGCTCTTCATCCTCGTCATAGAACGCGACGTAGAACTTCTGCTGATCGTCTTCATCATCGCCATCTTCGTCAGTCTCTTCATAGTCCTTCTCAGCTTCCGAAACATCAGACGAGTGGAACGAATGCTCGCCAATTCCGTAGAGCTTGACTACTACAAACTTCTTGTCCTTACCAAAGCGGGTGATTTCACCGGTCTGATCCTTGTACTGAACGTTACCAGTGATCTCGACGACATCGCCAATTTCGAGCTGGTCGGCCGTTCGCTGACCGTCTACTGATGGCTTGTCGCTCGTGTCTTCGATCTCTACATCGTGCAGCGCAGATGCTTCTGAAACCTTCTTACGGGGCGCTTTGCGACCGACCTGAGTAAGGGTTGCATCGCCTTCAGTGCTTACACGGAGCTCACCGGATTCACCACGCTTGATGACTCCGCCCTGAGCGATTAGGCGCTTGTTGATTTCTACGAAATCGGCGTCGGTGATTTCCTTGTACTCTTCCTTAACCTGACGCATATTGTGCAGAGAGCTGAGCAACTTCATGGGTAGTTTCCTTTTTGCGATAGCCTATTTATTCGTTACTAAGCTGATTGAAACGTTTTGCGAATCTCTCAAAATCTGGTGAAGACGGATCAATCAGATAATACTTCTTGCAAGACAGCATGACTTCTGTGGATTCCCGGCTGCCCTTACCATGTACGTAGTCGGCAAGTCCATCTGAAATATACGGCTCTTGTTGTTCCAACCATGCTGTAACGCATTCAAACCATTTGTCAAAATCGTCCAATGCCTTACGAGTATTAGCCTTAGATGACAGCTCCTCAGCGCTAAGAATGTCTTCCAGAACCCCAGTGTCTTTCAGGTCATCAATGATGTCATCATACAGCTCTGCGTGATTGTACTTTTTACTACCCTGGAACATTACATATGCGTCAGTGACGATGTCAGAATACACATACTTGAATTTGCCAACAGGGAACAGTAGCTGCGGTTGACCATAGTTGCTAGCTTGAGTTTTTGACGTGGCGCAGAATACACCTCTAGACCTAAAAGGGAACCCAAAATGCTGAATAAAGTGTTCGTCGAGCAGCGCATGTAAATCGGGAAGAGAATCTTTAGGCTTTCTGACCCTATCGCCACTGAATTCGGACATGAGACCGCTAAAGCCTTCGCCCATAGCACGATAAAGAACTCCGCTAGGTGTAGAGCTACCAATGCCCTGTGGAAGCCTTGGATTGAATTCCGTTATAAACGTCTTACAGTCGGCAAATACTTTCTCCGCTGCTTCTTCAGGAGTTAGCGTCGGTGCTTCGGCGACAAATTGCTTGAAGGTAATCATTTGTACCAACCATCCACTTTATTTTTGAGCGTATCCATTGACATGATATCTGGCGTAAGGTACTTTCCACCAGAGGCTTTTAGTTTTTCAATGTGGCGAGCGCCGATCGGGTTAGAGATTGCCGAAGAGAAGAATGTCTGCGCCTTCTTGAAAGCCTTCATCATGACTTCATCGGTGTACTCGTCGCCAGAATTCTTTACGTCTACGAAGAACGAAACCTTACCTCTGAGGAATTCGACATTGGCTTCAGTTCTCTCATGAACCTTCTTGACGAAATCAAGATCGACCTGTCTCTTAGTTGTAGCGTTTCGCTTCTCTACTCGTGCTAGAGCATCTTCCAAAGATGTGTTGACGTACACGATACCAACATCGTATCCAAGAGACTCAAGGATGCCCATACGGTGCAAAAGATTGGATGCATCGTTAGAAGTACCATCTACGAAGAGAGGCAGCATGCCATTGAGATAAGCGGACAGGCTGTTCTTCGTGATTCGAAGCGCCGTGTCTCGGTACTCTTTTGCCCAAGTAGTGGGATCGACCGCGCCACCCGACTTTGCAGCAAGATACTCGGTAGCCTTGTCAGTGTTTACTATTCTCGGGCCGACGCCGCCGCTAAGAGTACTGACAGTGTATGATTTACCTGAGCCGGGGATACCGATAACAAAGACGGCTTTGAAGATGCCTTTGTCATTGATGCCCTCATTTAGGAATTCTTTGAAAGTTTTCATTCTTTCTTGCCTTTCATTAGCAGGTTTAGATGATGCGCGAATTCACCAGGGAATTCATGAGTGTTGGATACAGCTCCAGAGGAAGAGAACACGGTGTAGTACTCATCGCACTGAAGCATAACCTCTGCCCTGCCGCCCGACCACTCATCTAGCTGCAACAGCTGCTTTAGACCAGTATCTCTGTAAGGATCGTGCGCCTCTAGCCAGAGGTCAACCAAATCGAACCATGCGTTCTTGTCTTGATCGTACGTCTTGGTGTTTAGAAAATCTTTGTAGTGCTCTTGCGTCGGTTCGCCATCATCTTCGCGCCATCCCGACATAAATTCTTCATGGAGAACATCGTGCATATCTTCGAAAATTACAGATTCCATATGTGGCGCAGATGCGCCACCCCGCTCAAAAGCAGTAAATGCATCTGGAATACTTGGCGACCAGATGTATTTGAACTGCCCAACAGGAAACACTAGATTGATAGCGCCATAGCTTCTAGCAACTGACTTTGCGCCGGTGCAGAACACACCCTTAGAACGATATGGATAACCGAATGTGCGAATAAAGTAATCGTCTAGCAGCTCATGCAGGTCTCTAGAAGAATCTTTGGGGCCTCTAATACGAGTAGCATCCCACTTGATAATTCCGGAAGCAAGGTCAGCAGCAGTTGGACGCATGCCGCGCAAGAGCGCGTTCTTTGCGTGTGCCGTGCTGGAGGTGCTGATGTCGAAACCACTCTGCTTCAGATATGGCTGACAATTTTTGAACACTAGTTTAGCAGCTTCCTCGGGGTCATGAGAAGCTACAACTGTCTCGTTTAGGAAACTCTTGAACGTGATCATTTATCTTCCATTAGATTATTGAGGTACCCAGCAAAACGATTTGAAAAGTCAGAGCTGACTATTGGCACGAGGTAATACTTTTCGCATTGAAGCATGATCTCGTTCTGACCGATACCATTACCATGCAGCATGCTGTGCAAATCGTGATCCTGGTATGGGTGTTCTTTATCTAGCCAATCGTTTAGAAGATCCCACCATTCTTCCGTGGCGTTCGAAGAGTTGCGTCCGAATTTGTCGCTAAGGAAATTTTCGTAATGCATTTCCACTTCGCGTTCAGAAACATCGCCACCCTCAAACTCGTCCATGAATTCTTTGTGAAGCTTTTTCTCGAAGCTAGCCATGATAGTTCTCTTCAATCCCCAGCCGCCTTTGGGATCTAAGTCAACATACGCATCTTCAATCTTCTTAGAGAAGACATACTTGAAATTACCAACAGGGAAGATGAGGCAAGTCTGCCCATAGCTTTCAGCAATCGATTCCTTAGCAGAGCAGAACACGCCCTTAGAACGATATGGATAACCGAATGTGTACTTGAAATACTCGTCAAGCAAATCATGAAGCTTTTTAGAAGAATCCTTCGGCTCGCGCATGCGAGTACCGGACACTTCAGACATGCGATGCTGTTTCACATCGTGCATGCCGCGGTACAGGGCCCCTAGTGCGTAGTTGATGTCCGGCTTAGTGAAGAAGAATCCACTTTCCTTTAGGAAAGGCTGACAATTTTCAAACACAAGCTTAGCGGCAACTTCTGGCGCTGAAGTTGCCGACTGAATTTCTAGTAGGTATTGCTTGAACGTAATCATATACCGTTATTTGTGGCGTGAGACGAAGTCATCAACGTCAAGATGATCACCAGTCTTTTTGTAGCCCTTTGCGTTTAGAATCTTCTTCATTTGTAAAAGGTTCTTAGTGTCCATAGAAATAGCAATGCACTCTCCAGAGAACCAGCATTCTTTGTCTCTAGCCTTCAGTGCTGCTCCACCAGCACTGACTACTTTTCCGCCAGGAGCAACAGCAGTAAAGATCAATGCTGCCATTCCAGTGAATCTCTTTTTGCTATTGAGCCCGGCGAATATGTTGAAGAACTTAGCAAATTCCTTTTTATATGCATAGTCTCCAGACTTTACAAGCTCAAAGATTTCGCGTCGCATCATATCGGCTTGGCCTCCGTGATTCGCGACGTAATCGTAACGATATGAGTCGCCCGCGTTCTGGGAAAGCTTTTGGCCCTTCGGCGTTTTGCCGATTATTACATGGCGGCGGATGTTGTAGTCCAACTTGGGAACATGTATGGCCGCCAAAAATGCAAACTTGTTGGCTTCAATTGCCGCAAGTCTAGCGTCGAGTGCGTCTAGGTCGTCAAATTTACTATCCTTAAAACCGAACGCGTTCATTACCTCTGTCAGATAGTCCGTAACACCAGTAACCGAATCGTCACTATCAAACAGCGTTGATTTAATTTTCTGGGCGAAGAAGTCGGCTGAATCTGATATCGCTACTTGCGTGCCATCATACGGGAAAATTGCATATGCCGCCCCATGTGAAAAGCTATCTGCCGTACCATGATCAGTTGAGCAGATAAGAGAATTTGACCGCGAAGGAATATGCATAGAATGCACCGACGCATCGTGTGCAAGCTGATAAAGATTATTGGAGTCCTTGGAGGTTCTAAAGCTGTCTGAGCTATCGATGTATGATGCATCGCCCAACGCAGTTCCACTGAAGCCCCTGAAGATGCCATCACCCTTTAGGAATGCAGCAAGTGAATCAGCACAGTTCTTCTCTATCATACTAACTGCAGCATCAAGCTTTAATGGCTTCTGTATCCACTTCTGCTGAACGTTTTTCTTGCCGGCTTCTTCTAGGTACTGCTTGAACGTGATCACGATGTGGACCTGCTGGTGGTTAACGGAGTATTTATGCGCTGTGATCTTTCTTGGACCAGAACGCCTGACCTAGCGGTGTTAGCATATCAGATTTGCGAATGCTGTTGCCAAGCTCACGAGCAAACTTGTAGAGTTCAGTAGCGAGACCCATACGACGGTACTTCTTCTCAACTTTCAGGTCGATAGCTTCAAGGAAGCCGTCCTTCTCTACAAAGTTGACTCGACCTACCATAGCGCCGTGAGTGTTCAACGCTTCGACTCTGAACTGCTTGCTCTTGAAAGAGGGCTTCGCATTAAGCTCAAGATGACCAGCCTTCGCTACGAGAGTGAAGGTGCCCATTGATGTCTCAATCTCTTTCTTCTTCTCATAGCCTTTCCAGAAGACGTCATCATTGACCTTCTCTGAAAATAGCTGGTTGAATTCTTTGAACGTGAACACGTTACTTCATCAGCTTTGGTGGGAATGAAGCGCTAGTAACAAGCTGCTTCCAGACTTTAAGAGGCATCGATGCTCTGATCGACTGCTCACCATCTAGAAGATGAACGTTCTTGTCTTCATCACACTCGACTCTGAACTCGTCTGCTTGGGCAAGCAGAAGCGGCCAGGTGCCTTCCTCTTCCTCAACAACGGAAGTAGAAACAGACATCGAGAGTAGGTCTTGAATAAGCTTCATTGGGTAGTTCCTTATTTGTGTTGGGCGCCGAGGCAGTGCCAAACTTCATGGCCGACATGGTAGAGAGTATCGCGATCATCAAAGTCTCTTGGACGAACGGCGTACACTTCGCAGACTGTAATATCTTCAGGTCTGGAACGTGCGCATCCGCGATATACGGAGTTTTGATCTAGACCTAGAGACTTGCACTTCTCGTCAACCTTGGTCTCAGAAACCCAGGTGACAGCGATAGTCGTAGTAGTGATCCGATCCTTTGAAGTGGTATCGTACATCTTGCCGCTAGGCTCACACGATACGAGCAGGAAAATCGCAAGAACGATGAATACGCCGATGAGTGTCTTCTTGAATTCCATTGTTAGATTTCCTTCTTCCCGCCATCCATGTTGATCATTTTAAGAATCTCTTCGCGATTAGCGATGAGGACGTTTGTAGTACTCTTACCACCATTGGCATATGGAACGAATGCCTGATTGGCGCGCTTACGATCTGTCTTGACCTTTGAGCGGCTGTTAGCTGCATTCAAAGCGATCGCGAGATAGTTGGCTGCCACTTCTGCATTTCGAGCTGCATAACGAGGCTCGATGATTTCAGTGTATGCGTTCTGGTTGTTGAAGGCTGAGATTGCCGCATCGTAGACTTCATCGATACGAGCTTCGATCTTAATGTCGTCCTCGTCCTTGATGTCTGGCTGAGGTTCAGTCTGAACTACCTGTCCTCTCTCAACCTCGGCCATCCCGTATTCCTTCTCGATATCGAAGTCAGAATCGGAATTCATGTCAAGGTTGAAGACCTTGTCGAGTGGGTTGCTATGCTTATTCATCTGCGGGTACCTGTGGTTTTCTTAGCACGTCTTGGTGCTGAGGTTGACTTGCGGCCGAAGAGTTGCTGTTCGGTTATGACTCTGAATTTTGCGCCAATAGCTTTTGCGAATCTGTCTGCTGCCTGCCATTTGGCGATGTTCTTGGCAAACATCAACTTGTCGTACGTGGACTTTGCTGCCTCTAGAGAAGATTCCTTCATAGGCTTGATCTCCAGAATCTCAATCGAGCCATCAACATACTGAACAAGAAAGTCTGGCCAGTACTGGTGGGGCTTCTTATCTAGCGGGCTGAAGTACTTGATGTTGAGCGTCTTAGGTTCACTAATCCACTTTACCACCATGTTAGAGTTGTCGAGCGCGTTCATGTAGAGCAGTTCCCACTTTGAACGAGCGGTGATCTTCAACACATTGCCCATGTACTTTTGAGGGTTACGTGGGACGAATCTCATCTCAGCCATTTACAACTTCCTTTACCTTCTTCTTACGGGGCTTCTTTTCTTTTGGCTGCCCCTGATGGAAGATGGATTTTTCTGTGATGACTCTGAATTTCATGCCGCGCAGTTCACACCAAATAGCAGCAGCTTTCCATTTTGCATTGTTTACGAGCAGTGCATCCTTACTACGCTGGTGCTTTGCAAACTCAGCTTCTGATTCGTGGAGCGGTTTAACCTCAACGATTTCCTTGATGATGTTGCCTTCAGCATCTCTGTATTCGATGAAGAAGTCTGGGTAGTACTGATGGACTCTATTGTCGAGTGGGCTGAGATATGGAATGTGAATCTCTTCTGAGCCCCAGCGAATGACAGCATCTCTGCTGTCCATCCACTTCATGACACTTACTTCCCAACGGGAACGTGCCCAAATTGAATCGACATCACCTTCGTACTTGTGTGGGTTCCTAGGAACGAACCTTGCTCTAAAGCCCACGATTACCCACCGCCTCCGATAAAGCTTGAAACCGTTCTACCTAGGAAATTTCCGCCGATTGCATTGTCTGCGATTGGCGGACGATTAGGAGCAACGATGCCAACTGAAACACCACGACCAGCAAGAGCGAGTGTACGCGATGCATTTGTACCAAGCGTCCCGCCGATTGTAGAGATGGCATTTGCTAGAGCACCGCCGGCAATGCCACCCATACCATTTCGGTAGAGAGCATTCGTGACAGCGGTCTGAACCAGTCTGCCACCTTGATTTGCAATGATGCCGAGGAATGGAGACATTGCTCCGCCACCGCCGCCACCAAGGCTTACTGGTCCGCGTTGGTTAGGACCAATGACAAGCGAGCCGTCTCTATCGCCGAGGATGTCATTCATTTCCATGAAGCCATCGCCATCCTGTTCCATCTCATCTACATAGAGACCAGTCTTGATGTGAAGCGCGTCATAGTCGAAGGTGCAGGAAATCTGCTGCGGCTCAGACGTGGCGTCGTAGTCATGATCTGGCAGTTCGAAACTGTCAAGACGCGGATTGGTGAACGTGAATACGTTAGCCCTGATCGCACGACGAATAGCAGTCTTAGCAAGCGTTCCGTCTGAGCGATCAAGATAGTACTGCTCGATCTTCATTGAGCGTAGAACGTTCTTCTGTGAACCGAGCTCGCCAAGTACACCACGCTGAGAGGTGTCGAACTGAGATAGGTCGCGACTGAATGCGAAGCCGTTATTCTCTAGGTCCGAGCCTGCCGTATATTCTTGACGGTGAATTGGCGCAAGAAGCTGTAGGTACGTGTTGATGAATGAGAGAGCGTTGTTCGCTACGTCATCATACATCTTGAAGCTCAGCGGTTCGTGCTGAACTCTACGAAGCATTTTGGTTCTGAAGTTGTAGTAGTTGAATTCGGTGTAGTCGAATTTGAACTTCGGCATCTCGATAGACTTGACAAGGAAGCTCAAGTTTCGATTGAGAACATTCAGAACGTTTGGTCCCAGCTGGTTGGCGATCTTAGCAACTTCGGTATCGAATTCGAAGGAGACCTTGAAGAGGAAGCCGTTCTTAGGGTCAAAGCCACCAACACCAGAAGCCAGAGCCTGTGCGTAGTTTACGGTGCTCCAGATTCCGTTGTAGTCGGTTGTGACCTGATCGAAGTCAACGATTCGATTGTCACCACCATTGGCGTTGTTGATTCCGCCGATAGAACCCGAGTTAAAGACGCCGCTCAGAATACCCTGAGCTTGGTTGTTTACAGCCGCACCGAACGTCTGATAAGCCTGCGCTTCTAGCGCAACGCCGGTGTTTCTGAGAATGCCTGAGATGTCCATCGCAATGATGTCCTGATAATGCCAATACTGACAATCTATTTATTGCCTGATCCCGCGCAAAGAAAAGGAGCCGAAGCTCCTTTCCCTATTAACCGACATCTGCCTTGTAGGGTACCACGAATGCATATCCACTACTGTCGAAGGATACTGATCCAGGCTGAGTAACGAATGCTCCGTCAACTGCTCGTGCAGATAGAGCCAAGTTAAATGCTGGGTTTGAATAGACCACAACGTTATCATAGATTCCAAATGGGTAAACCTGTTCTGCTGTTGGCGAAGTTACGACATCAACCAATGTCCACTCTTGGCCAATCACGTCAAGCTCAGCGATCAACAGATTAGTCACTGTGTATTCGTCATTGTTGGCAACCATATACAGTCTGTTAGTTGCTTTGTCGAAGTTTGTTGCTGAGGTACCAAATGTCGTCATGGCCGGATTCTCATTCAGTGTTGAGATATCGAAGGCGAAATCCAGAGCAAACCCGTCAACTGCGTTATACGAGATGAATGTCATATTTGCGCTGTATGCATCGTCAGCGAATATGAACCCACCGTCCACAGAAATTGCACTAGCATCAGTGTACGGTGCCGGTGCCGTGTATGTATCTTCTTGCGTAAAGTTTGTGCCATTGAAGCTGAAAGCGAAGAATTGGCGTGGCTGCTGGAATGCCGCGGCGTGGACACAGAAATGACCGTCAATGACTGCAGCACCGCCCATAGAAAAGGCCTGGAACGGAACAATCTGAGTCAGTCTATTGCCAACGAGTGTTGTAGTATTCTGCTCCACATCGACGTCAACAGCAATCATATCGAGTACGTACTCGAGATCGCTTTCTCTAGAGCGACCCACAACAGCATAAACTCTGGTACCATCGATAGCAACAGCACCGCGAGCACCTGGCGGATATGAATCGATCGCAACTGGGATGTCACTTCCCACCTGAGTTAGTTCACCATCTGCCGCAGAATAGACTCGTAGGAAAGTATTGTTGAGTGTAGTATTTTGAACCGTAAACGCGATTAGCCCAGGTGCAGTAGCAGATGTTTCTGTGTTTAGAGCATCAGTCGAATTGGTCAGGGCACCCAGAGTCGCTGGATTAAGTGAAGTGCTGCCCGCGTAATATGCCTGAACAGTATTACCATTTGCTAAGAATTGGCCGGCCATGATAAAGAATGGCAGTGAGTCACCGTTTCCAGGGCCACCATTTTCGCCACCACCTGGTACCCAATCTGGTTTCCAGTCAGAGCGCGAATTTTCTTTCCAATCGATCTTGTAATCTTGCTTGAGACCGGGAATGCTTGAATAGAAGCTGGCAATTGTCATGTCATTTCCTTATGTAGTCCATAAAAGAAAGGAGTCGCAGATGCGACTCCTTCTCTGTGTAACGATCCAAGAGTTACGCTGCGATGACGGCTGGCGTGATGTTGGAGCTTTCTGTTGCTTCGCCTGCGGCGTTGGTTGCAGTGACATCAACCGAGATAGCGTCGCCAAGTTCAGCACCAGTAAGAACATAGGTTGCTGCGACTGCACCAGCGATAGGTGTAACACCGGCGAACCACTCATACGTGAAGGTAGGAGCTGGGTTACCAGTCCAGGTACCATTGGTGACGGTGAGCGTCTGTCCAACTTGTGGTACGCCGCTGAGTGATGGAGCTACGGTGTTAACTGGAGCTACGCCTTCAGCGCCACCAGGAATTGCGTCCCAGTCGATCTTCCAATCAACCTTCGCGTCTTCCTTCCAGTCAACCTTGTAGTCCGCCTTAAGGCCAGGAACGCTGGCGTATAGATCTTCAATGTCAGGCATTTCTTATCTCCTTGAGAATTACAGGTTACCGCTAAGAGCGGTACCATAGCCCTGACCGGTGAGCACTTGACGTGCGTGGTCGAAGCGAAGTGAAAGTTCAATGGTAGCAGCGTCAGACGATTCGTAGGAGAGGTCGCCGTAGTTTGCATTCTTAATGAAGCAACCTTCGATGAGCCACTTTTCTACAACGCCTTCGTTACCGTCTAGCTGTTCAAGAGTCAGACCAAACTTGTAGTCCGAACCGGTTGCTGCAGAGTTGAGCCACTGGCCAGGAAGATCACCACCAATCAAGCGCTGCTGAGTTTCAAGCTGACCTTGAACAGCGGCAGATGCAAGACCCGTCATGTCGTCTTCAACTGTCAGAGTCATTTCGCTCCACGTGTACTTACCAGCGACATAAGCCGTTGAGTTGTAGCGGTGAATTGGAATGTCTGCGAAGTCGAGTGTAGGGCGCTGAACGTTGGTTGCCTGGCGAGTCAGGTCTCGGCCTGATACCCCTGGCACCAGACGAGCTAGACCCTGGAATGTTACCTGCCAGCGATACTTCTGCTTAGGGTGCAGAATACCGAAGCCGGCCTGTGGTACGCCCATCTGTGAAAGAGTAGCCATTGTGTCTCCTTATTTCCTAGTTTGGTGTTGGATCACCGAGTACGAGTCTATTTATGACACTGTCCTGTTTTCCGCACTTCCGGTGCGGGGACGTTTAGACCAGCTCTTAAGCTAGGTTCTCCAACTTGTATTTGGTGCGGTTAACCAGGGTCAGAATTTCATCCCACTGGTTGATGATGTAAGTGTCTGCGGGATTGAACTCTTTTACCTTTGCGCTAGCCCACTGTTCAAGGCTTCTAATGAAAGAGACTGCGTCTCCATCAAAGAACGCAGGTTGTGTAGCACGCTTGACATCGACAATACCGTATCGGCCAGCATATGACTCTGCTAGCTTGTCGGTAAGGTCGACTAGTTCTTCATAGAAATCGCCCAATGCAACGTGCTGCGCAAAGGAGCGGGTGCGAAGATGGATTGCGTGCGCTATGTCTCTAGCTGCGAACAGTTGCGAGATGACTTCGTTGATCATGTCTTTATCTCAGAGGGAAGAGCGAGAGGGCTTCAGAAAATCCGAAGCCCTCCATTTAGCTCTTTACGGCAGTGAAGCACCGGTCGACAATACGCGGATTGGGATGTAGATGAATTCTGCGGCCTTGACAGGCTTAAGAGCTACGTCCATGATCATCTGGTTGTTGTCGATGACAAAGTCGGTGTTGTTGGAGCGATCGCAAAGGGTTACGAAGTCGTACAGACCGCGCTTAGCGAGTACGTCATTCAGGAAACCGTCAGCCGAAGCCTTGAGGTTGTCGCGAGTGATCTTGTCGTTAGGCTCGAAGACGAATGGGAAAGCACCCTTACGAAGCTGGCGCTTGATGTACATAACCAAGCGAACTACGTTTACACGATCAAGAGCAGAAGCTGCGGCAGCCGAAGTCTTCTGTCCCCAGATGATGAGACCCTGTCCTGGGAAGAACACGATTGGGTTGATGTTCTTGAATGCTTCGTAGAGCGAATCGCGCTGACCCTGGTTGAGGTTAGCTTCAACGAAGGTGGTAGCGGTACCAAGAGTACCGTTGACGTAGCCAACTGCTGCAACGCCCGTTACCGAACCACGTGAGACACCAGCAGGAGCAAACCAGACATAGGACTGATTGTCGCTGTAAGCGTAGGTGCGTAGAGCAATACCGGATGGAGCCACAACGACTTCAGCACCGTCGAGGTTCGAAGCCTTACCCCATGGGTAGTAGTAAGCAACGTTCGTACCGGTCTGGCGACCAGAAGTAAGAGCCCAGTTTGCAGTCTGCTCAGCAGTCTGGTTGGACGGTGTGTCTGCGATAACGAATGCTTCGTCATTGATGTCTACCGAGAGAGCGAGCAGCTCATCAACAACTTCTGGGTAACCAGGGCAGACGATGAGGTTGTACTCGTAGATTTCCGAGCGGACTTCGCTGTTGCTGTTGATTGCTGCAGAAAGAGCGGTTGCGATAGCAACACGCTTAGCAGCATCGTTGGCGCCGAGTGGGTTGAAGAGGTTGACTTCCGACAGAGCGATCTGGAACTCGTCACCCGAAACAAAGGCAGTCGAACCAGCGGTTACCAGGAAGGTAATGTGCTGTAGACCGTCAGTGAATGCGGTACCAACAGTACCCGAACCAAGTGGACCAGAGGTCGAGCCGGTAACGGTGAATGCTGTTGGCGAGGTGAAGACAATGACGATGGTCTCAGCTACTGCGCCGGTGAGGGCTTCAATTGCTGTGACTGTGCCGTTGCCAGTACCAGAGTAGCTCGATGGAGCATACACGAGATCGAAGGTGAAGTAGTCGCCACTGGAGAATGCAGTGCCACCAGCGGTAACGGTGAAGTTGACCTTGTTGGAAGTGAATGCAACGCCGACCGTACCGGTACCGATGATACCAGATACAGAGCCCTGAACCGTGAATGCGGTCGCAGAGGTGAAGATTACGTCAATGCTTTCTGGCTTAACGAAAGCAGAAGTTGCCGTCACAGAACCCAGAGTACCGTTGCCGATACCTACGCGTGTGATCGTTCCGGCTACTGGAGTACCAGCACCGAAGAAGGTTTCTGCTTCGTCAGCAAGGTCGATGTTTGCACGAACGACATAAGCAACGTTGCCAATACCGAGGTACTGGTTAAGTGCGAAGAGGCCGTATTCGTTACGAGCATCGCCATGGAACTGATTGCCAGAGCCGTCTTTCCAGAAGTGTGGAATTCCGTAGAGCTGGGTGCTCTGACCGATAGAGGTGACAGTACGAACTACGTCGTGTTCAGTTGTACCGGTAGCGATAGTAACGCCGTCCGGCTGCGTCTTGTTAGCACGAGATGCTACAAACATCAGCGGCACCGTTGGGGATGCAGCAGGAATGTAGAACGATTCATTGATAACGGTAACTGATACGCCCGGGGATACTAGCGTGGCCATTTTGTGAGTCTCCTTAATGTGTCTTTTTGATTATCGACCAACCATGTGATCGGTAACTGATGATTTCGACTGTGTATTTATGCAAGAACCGGGTTCCCGTTCCAGAAATGGCTAACTTCTCGTCACGTACCGTCGATTTCAGTAGTACCCCAGTCGAAGCCAGTACGGAACGGCTGCTGGTTTCCATCCTCATCGAATTCGTTGATGACGAAGCCGTCCATATCACCGATACGAATGAAGATCTTGCGTACGACTTCATCTCTGATGTCGAGCGGAGACGAGATGTAGATAGGCATTTCGAAGGTCAGCGACCATACGAGCACTCGTCTGTCTCCACCTGGCGGCATGTTCTCTTCATTGTTGACGCCCGTCAGCATGACTTCTGAAATCTTCGTCCAGTCAAATGCTGCGTCAGTCGTCTGAATCTGAAGCTGAGGATCGAATAGTACAAGAAGCTGCTCGAGCATCTGGTGAAGCTGCTGAGTGTTAGACGCGAACATCGAGAGTTCAATGCTCATGATGTACGGAATAGGCATGACTCGAATGACGCTCTTCAGATCGTCTGGGTAGACGCCACCCTGAGGAAGGTAGACACGACGATCGACTACGCCAACACCCTTACGAGCCTGGGCCATGCTGAGACCAGTCATGGTAGCTGCGAGCATTGGTAGCGAGAGTGGTTTGTTCTGAGTATTACCAGCTTCGATAGCAGCTACCACTCGATCTCTGCTGCCGATTCGAATAGGTACTGTGATGAACTCTGGCACATCGCATTCACCCTTACCAGTCTGAACTTGTAGACCAACAAAGATGTTACAGAACTGGAGCAGGTACTTTCGTAGCTGTCCTTGGTAGTAGAAATATGGAATCACAGAGCGAAGTCCCTTTTGAATTTCATTCTAGTCAGGTTATCGTAGCCGTAGAAGCTGTCAACGTCATCACCAGATAGATTGGAATTGCGTGCTAGCGTCTTGAGGAAAGCTTTCTCTGGTGTAGTGAGAACGGCTTTACGCTTCAACGCAGCTGCTAGAGCTCTATTTATCAGCACGAGCAGAGGAGATTTTGCGCTGCCATTTTCAGAGTCATGAAGGTAAAGCTTCCACGCATTAAGGATTTCTGGGTCAGTCTGGTAGAGATCGCCGAGCTCTTTAGGAAGCAGGTCAGAACGATTGCTCACGGCTTCTTTGCGCTCACCAGAGAACAGAGCTCCTACATTTCTGATGTACTCCGCCTTCATGTAGTTGGCGTCAGTCGCTGCGTCAACGGCCTTTGAAAGACGGAAGACTTTCTTACGAGCGTTCTCGATGTCATGCTCGTAGCCAGCTCCACCACCAATCTTGAACTCTAGCGTATCGTCTGGGACGTTGCCAAAATTCGTATTGCCGTCTGGGCGCTGACCAAGATAGTTGAGAGCTGCCTTGTGTAGAGATGCTGCCTGAACTGGCAGCTTACCAGTCTGCTTCAACTTGTGAAGCAGTACGTCCACCTGAGCATCAGAGAATCTCGATGTAGGCTTAGCAAAGACGAGCTCAGCTGAAGGGGTGTCGAGGTGCAGGACGAGCTTAACTGGGTCAAGCTTGCTAGCCATGTTAGCAACATGGAATGCTGCACGAAGGTAGTCATCGTCAGAAGTGCGAAGGTTGTTCTCGTCGATCCACTTCGCGACAGCTGCCATCTTCTTCATAGCGTCTGTGGCGAACATGAATGGCGAAACGATTTCGATTGGGTGAGAGCCTGATCGATCTGCAGAAGCAGATGGCTCGATCATCCAAGAAGACTTGGAGCGTGCGCCTGGGTCTCTACGTACCTTAACGTCATCGCCAACTACAGACGACAACGATTCAGCCGCGAGCTTCGCGGACTCTTCGAATGACTTCTTGCTAGACAGGCCTACGTGAAATGGCGAAGCAATAGGGATTGCCAGTCTAAAATCGAAAGCGATTTTGCTGGATGGGGATGATGCTTCAGTTAGGAACTCGTTAAGTCTCATTAGTCTTCGTCGTAAAGGTCGGTCCAGAGCTTGACTGCTCCGCGGTATTTAAGGAATTTCGTCTTGAACCAGACGGTGGATTCGACGTCCCACCCATAGGTGAAGTCGTCGTGACCGTATGCATCACAGTGCGTACCGTCGAAGTGTCGTGCTAGAATGTCCCAGGGGAATCGCATGCGCAAATCTGATCGATGGCTAAGATCGTAATCTGTTCTCTTCTTTGTAGTCGACTTGTCATACATGTCAGCCCACTCGGCAAAGTCTCCAGCCGATCTGTCGCCTAGATTGAACACCAGTGGATTGTCAACGATCTCAAACAAGTAGCCATAGTCAGTCTGCCAATCTGGGAATCTCTGCTTTACCAATTCATACCATTCAGATGTGTAGGTACCTTTAGCCTTTTCTCGTGCCGAGCTTGTCCAGAATCCGCTACGTGGCTTGTTATCGCCCGGCGGAGAATCGTGATAGTCGTGAAGCAGAGGAGGTGCTTCTTCAGATAGAATGGATTCGTTCGTCTTCTTAAAGTGGCGAGCTCTAGCAAGCGCTGAAACACGGAGCGCTACTTTAGGGTCACGACGCTTAGGAACGAAGAGCTGTAGCTTGCTGTTCTCGCGGATGTTCCACGCGGCATATTTCTGCATGTCACGAAGGGCGGCGAGCCCCGACTTATCTTCCCAGCGATCGGGAAGGTCAGGCTCTTTAGGCTCTACCTTCTTCTCTGCTTCTTCAAGGTACTCTTTGAACGACTTAGTCATGGGCCTTTCTTCTTCTTACCTTTCTGCGAAGCAACTAGGATGACACGTTGGCGAAGGTTGCGGAGATACTCTAGATGTTCTTTTTCTTCTTTGTGATCGTCCATTGACATGCTCCAATTGAATATCTCGTTGTCATCAACATGAGTCTCGGTATCGTCATTGAAAGACTTACCGAGGTTAAGAGGTTCTTTCTTGCCCTTGTCCCAGCCGTAAACTACTACTCCTGGTTCTTTTGACAGCTTCTGCCAAACCTTAATGCCACCTTCGGATTGACTATCACCAGTCATGATGTTGCCCGCATTGACGAATGCCGCGTAGAGTTTGTGGGCCGGTATAGTTGAACCGTCCACGGCTATAAGACTGTCAACTGTCCAAGAGGCATCGACCTTTTCTAGACCGGCTACGCATTGAACATTCTGCTTAGAGTCTACTGCAATAAGAAGACAGTCAGTACCCGCACTGAATAGAGGGTCGGGCAATAGGCTAATCTTCACAAGCACCCAAAAATTGGGGCCAATCACACCATGCTGAATTACGCAGCTGTTGCCAACCTTGAAACCCAGTGGCTTACCAAGCATGTGACTACCTGTCGCCCAGTTCTTATCGTCATGTTCGATGTCGTCAATGTAGGTTAGCTCGTTGAGCTGATGTAGTTCGCTGAGTTTCATTTCTTGGTCGTCGCTACTAGAAGAACGTTGTGTTCAAGATCGTATTCGTGCTGGCGCTGCTGCGCATCATCATGATCATGTGCCGAATACTGTGCATCGATGTTTGAGTGCGTGTCTGACGTATCGTCAAAAGACGGTCCGAGATTGATGGGCTCGCGGGCGCGAGTGTTCCATCCATGGACCACAATTCCAGGCTCCTTAGAAAGCTTCTGCCATACGCGTACGCCACCCTCTGACTGAGAGCTCGTCGTCAGCGTGTTGCCAGCTTTGACAAATGCGGCATAGAGCTTGTGCGCTGGGATCGTAGACTTGTTCTTCGCAACGAGGTGGCTGATCTGATAAGACTTGCCAACCTTGTTGAGACTTACAGTGCACTGAACCTTGCCGACATCGTTCAACGCCGTTACGAGGTATCTCGCAGACACGTCTGGGCCGATGTAATCATGGTGCTCGCTGTCAAACATGAGCCATGTTCCACCTTCTAGCTTGCCTCTCGCCGTAATGGAACCATTCCTTGGATCGTCGGTCAGTTTCTTACCGAGTACTGGATGACCGTCCGCCCACTTCTTCTCAGTCTTGCTGATGTCTGTGATGAGCTCTACTTCGTTTAGAAGTTCATGCAGCTTCATAGCTTAGTATCCATTGGTAGCTTGGTTGAGGACGAGAGAATGCTCTGCATCGATGGCTTGAACGAGCTGTAATCTCCGCGACGATCGGTCTCTTGGTAAATCCAACGATTGCTGACTGCGCTGTAGCGGTAGAGACGCGCAGGAATCTTCGTCTCTGGTGGGTAGTAGAGACGGAAGTATTCGCCATCAGAAGCAGTGGACGTATCTGGCAGCTTGAAGCCTTCGCCATATGGAAGGTTGCCCGGTGGTAGGCCAGCTTCGATGTAAAGGTTAGGGCCGTTGTTAGGATTTGGCGCAGGCACTGCGGCCGGCTGACCCTTAGGATTAGCTGGTGGTAGTGGTCGGCGGGCAGGCACACCTTGGACAGAACGAATATCGTCGGAGCCAACTTCAGGAACAGCATCCCATGCGTCCTTCATAATCTCTTCAGTTGCAGTCAGAGGAACAGTATTGAGCTGCTCGCCCATTGCATCCATGAGAATCGAATCTGGTACAAGATACTTCTGTGTGTCGAGCGTACCAAAGATGTCGCGAGTCTCCTGAGAAGGGAGAGCCTGCTGAGCATTGAAGCGGTAGACAAATGGCTTGTACGCTGGGCCGTAGCCAGAGGAAGCCCAACCAGTATCGGTGACTTCGAGGAACTTACGGATAGGCATCAAGTTATGGTCGTACTGCATCTCTGGAATAACTTCGATGATGTCGCCCGTAACAATTGGACGGCCTAGAGCTTGAACCATCGTCGCGAACGATACAGAGAAGACGTACTGATCAAGGATGCTTAGACCGAATTTGCTGAGGTCTGTGGTAGAATCCATTGGTGTGTATGCTGCCTTCAGAGGCAGAGGAGCAACAGCATAATCACGGTCTCTGTTCTCGTTGAAGAACAGGTCCTGAATGTTGTTGATGTCCGTAGGAGGCGAGGCGAGAACGTCTAGTGCTAGGATTTCCCAGCTGTCAGTGCCAGTGTAGAGAGTTGGGACTACACGAATAGCCTTGACCTTGTAGGTCTGCTTCAGATTCAGAACTTGTGGGTCTGGCGTCTGAAGAAGATTGAAGATTGCTACGCGCTTCCAAAGGTAGTCGATCGCAACAGAGAACATGTCACCCGCATCAAATGGGGTAACACCACCGCTGATAGTGAAGTTGAGAGCGAGGCTGTGGAATGGCACGCCGACAGTTGCTTCGCCAAGTGAGACTACAGAATTGTCGAGCAGCGTCACATAGACATCGAAGGTCGTAGCCGATGAAGCGACAGCAGTAACGAGAGATTGAGTAGCATCTAGGCCTGGGCTATTGACTAGCAGCGTACCATTGCCAGTACCCGAAAGCTGTGGAGCTCCAACAGCTACCGTTCCATCTGCTAGATCGACGCGCACTTGCTGCGCCCAGTATCCAGGGATGTTCGATTGAGTGACAGTGATGGCACCAACGTCAGTCCACTTGTTTGCCTTAGGCTCGTACTCAGAGATGACGTTTGGAACGGTGGTCATCTTGATACCGAAATCTACGCCAACGTAAGCAGAGCCAGCAACAGCGCCACCAGTCTGAAGCGAACGCCAAGTAGAGATGCCGCCAGTATTGATGCCAGTCTTTGGGTAACCAGGGAATGATGGCGATGTAACCAGGCTTCCAGTTGAAAGCACAGAACCATTACCCTGCTCATGTACACCGAGTAGCTTGTAGATGTTGATTGGCGCGCCAGAGATATTCAGCGATTCAGCGATGTAACCTTCCTGAATAAGCTGTTCGTTGGTAGCGCACTCGTCCGGATCAGTAGAGGTTATCTCCCACGTACCTACGCAGAGAGCAGGTGGAACGTAAGGCCCAACTACTGGTGGCGTAGTTGGGTTAGCCGGATTGTTGAGGCTACCGCCTCCATCTGGACATGGTAGAGTTGGCATGAATTATCCGATTAGGAACGCGGTGGAACCAAACTGAACACCACCGTTGCCGACTTCGTAGTCTGCAATCTGGCGGCGTAGGTCGAGCTTGAGCTCGCTAGCCTTAGCGAGGAGAGCATCACCATTGAGAGTTAGACCGCCATTAGCAGAAGGTAGAGTGCCGTACTTAGTGCGGATCATACCAAGCTGCTCGAGTGCATCAGCATATGCCCAGTCCTTAATCCACATACGAGCCCAGCGATCAGTGATGAGCTCCTGCTCCGTACGCTCCATGACTGCTTCGAGAACAACTCTCTCGGCATCTTGGTTGACGCGGCGAAGAACTGTAAGCTCTCGTGACGATTCATCCCAAGTGAAGACGATGTTGCCTGCGAAAATCTTCTCATAGACTTCCGAAAGCTGGTGCATCAAGTGAATAGACAGAACGTCTACGCTTGGTCCCTGGAAGACTTGGTTGAAGAACGCTTGGGCATACAGACCGTTTTCAGCAGAGAGCGAGCTGATGCCAAGCTGGTTGATGCGGTGAACCTTGATGATGTTGACTACGCGGTTAGTACCGTCGCGTGGGTCGTTTAGGTAGTACTTGTTCTGTCCACCATCGCGACCCCCAATCAAGGTGAATGAGATGTGGCGATGCTCATACGCATTGTCTGCCATCTGACGGAAGGTAGCAAGAGAGTTGCTTACGGCTTCGATGAAGTTCTGCTCTTGAAGCTCTACACAGACAGAAGGCCAGCCCATGCGGGTCTTGACTTCTCTGATAAGCTGGAAGCGAGCATCGTTAGTACCGTCAGTTCCAACGTGGGTCTTGTCGTAAGTTGGTTCACCCTCTTGAGCAGTGTCAGCCTTGTTCCAACCGGCTCCATTCCAGACCATGAGGTCGCGAGATGCAGAGTTGTAGAAGAAGTCGCCGATCTGCGGGATGAGTGGGTCAGTGTCAGCGACCGTATTCTGAGCATTTGGAATTGCAATCGGAGTCCACGTGACTCCGATCAGAACTTGTACCATGTCTGGCGTAACGTTGAACCACTGGCCAAGGCTGAAGAATTTCAGCGTATGAGCAGGTGGAGCAGAGACTTGACCCTTCTCAACGAGGACTACGAAGTCACCGACAGTTGGTGCAGTTGGATAGACGCCAGTTTCAGCGGCAAGACCAGTGAATGGAGCCCATGCGCCTGCAAGCTTGACGCGAAGGTTCGTTGCGTCAGCAGTTACCCAAGCCGCTCCATTGAAGAAGCGCAGGATTTGACCGTCACGACGGAAGAATAGCTGAGCTACGTCTACTAGAGGAGCAGTCGAAACGCGAACTGGATACTGGTTAGCTTTGATCCATGCGAGCTGCTGGTTGTTCCAGAGCAGGACTGAATTGGAGTTGATGTCGTAGTAGACTTGACCGTCAGTAGGGTTCTGCGGAGGAGACGATGCCTGAGGAATAGAACCAGCGTACGCGCTGTTCTTCTTGACAGGAGTATTCGACTCTAGCGGATACGACACTGCGCCAACGGTGTAGTACTGGAGAACGTTCGAAGCCGCGTGGATGGATGCGTAGTAGACTTTCGAAGGATCGAGTCCAGTAACAGTGACGGTGTTGGTCGTGATCACATCACCAAAGAAGCCGTAGAATGCTGCTACGACTTGAGCTTCACCGATACGATCTGCTGGGGCTGCCCAGTTGGTGGATGCGCTGTACTTCGTACCATCAACTGGACGATTGTCAGCAAAGAACGGTTGCTCTGAGACCAGAACAACTGCGCCATTGTAAGCGATTGGGTTAGTAGGAACTGTCCAAGACAGGACCATGACGCCCGTATTGGATACTCCGCCGGCCGTCAACTTGATGTTGCGGCCTTCGGTCCAGAGGTCGTGGGTTGTGATCTGAGCCATTACAGGATGCCTTGGGTGATTAGACTGTACAGCCTATTTATGAGGTCTGAAAAGATTCAGTCAAGTGGACAGCCTTCCTCTTTCCACTTCTTGATGTACTCGAGGATTTTGATCTTCGGATACCAGAACTTCGGCCAAAGAGTTATGTCCGCTTTAGTCATTTGGACTTCATGCGGTCTACCGGGTACGTTCACGATTTGATTGGGTTCACCTTTCATGAACGCATCGACAACTTGAACGACAGAGACGGAAGCATCTCCACTACCAAGCTCGTAGAGATCGCGAGCTGTTCCGTTACCCATTTCACCAATGATAGCCGCAAGACCATCTACAACGTCGTCAATGTGGGTGAAGTCTCTGACCTGATTACCATCGCCATGAATGAAGACAGGTCGCTTGGTCCACAGCGCCTTCTTGCAGGTTCTAACGAGGGTCGAGTACTCCGCAAATTCTGATTCGCCTGCACCGTAGACATTGAAAAGCCGAACTGTTGCACACTTAATGCCGTAAGTCGCGCGGTATGTATCCACTAGCTGCTCGCCAATCTTCTTGGACAGAGCGTAGGGATTGAATCGAGAATCAGCCCATGTCGCAGAGCTGCTCGATACGAAGAGTAGTTTGGTTGACGGGTGCGCTCTGCAGTAGCCGAGCACGTCGATCAAGCTATCCACATTGTTTCTCAACGTAGCTTCGGGGTACGCAAGACTTACGCCCACGCGAGGTATAGCAGCAAGATGAATGATCAAATCGTACGGTTCAAGCTCATCGTAGAGGTTCTTCAGCTGATGAGCATCGTCTAGCTCTTTCATGAAGACTCGAACGTCTTTGTTGATGTTCCTCCAGCGCAGGACATCGAGTACGTCTGCTGGCTTGAAGTCGACTGAGGTGATGTCGTAGAGATTGGATGTAGCGAGGTACATTGCGAGGTTGCGACCGATGAAGCCTTGGCCGCCCGTGATGAGGATTCTTTTCATATGGTCCTAGATTCTGATTGACTAAATACATGAAACCACGTGGAGATCCACATGTCAAATACCCAGCGCCCTAAGGCTTTACCTCATGTATTTATGCCTGGCCAGACTGTGACCGGAGCAATCAGCAAAATCAACGTGCACGACGTTACGCCAGAAGAGATGAAGTCTCTTCTAGTTCAGTATCGGGAAATGAATCCGCCCGCTAATCCTAAACCAGGAATGCGGGCGTTAGTGCCAATTCTACAACGGCACGAAGCTAGAATTTTCGGGTACGGATTCGGGATTTAACCCTTTAGGAACTCATCTAGCAAATCTATCTGAGCTTCCAATTCAACCTTACGAATGCGTAGGTTGGATGCTGCGGCCGCCACAACGTCTGCGCCGTGCTGACGAGCATACCACTGATACCGAGTTTCAAGCAGCTGGGTGACACTGGCTGAAACAAGCTTGTGCTCGTTGATCAGCGACTGCATGTACTCTTCTGAAAAATGCTTCATTAGTTCCTTCCTTTCCTTCTTAGGAAACAGTTTGCGAATCCACTTCACGCGTTAGCTCCAGTGCCCGTTGTAGAATACGACGATCGCAGGGCGGGTTCTTTTTGAATTCCATTGCGCGCAGATACTCTACACGCTTCTCGAAGTTTAGATCATGCCAGACTTCCGCCATATTCGGGAGCATCCACTTCGGCATCGGTGTTTCCTTCCACTTAGCGAAACGCCATTTGTCACCAGCGTAGTAGCGACGATACGATTCGATCGGATCATTGCCCTTGTAAATCTCTGGCATTGCAAGCGTAGGCGGGAAGAAATCACCACGGGGAAGATTCCTCGGTGGCTTCTGCACTGCAGCAACCATTCCAAACTTGACGCACTTGAAAGTGTTCTTGTAGCGGAATCGGTACTCCTCACACATCGCGTTCAAGTACTCAATGAGCCAGGCGTAGTTACCCGTATTGGTTCTTGCCCACACTGCGCTCGGGTGATTCTGATGGGTGACCTTGTAGAGCAAATGGTCAAAGTGTTCATCAGCCATCGTGTAACGAATTTTCGGCTTCGCACCCTCGCGCACAACCTTTTCCACCGGCACACCATCAAGTAGACGATGCGCCGTCGAGATAAGCTGCAGAGTTTCCGTTGGCATTTTGACAATGTGCTTGTCAACGAGAGCCTGAGCTGCAAACCTGGGATTGTGATCGAGGTAGAAAATGTTCACCGCAAAGTCCATCATCTGTCTATAAGTTCTTACATTATAGACTGGCTCACAGGTGAAGTAAACTTCAATCAGATCTATTTAGCCGCAGGTCGATCAGCGTTGAGGACTTCATGGAGCTTGTTCAGCTCTTCGAATATTGAGTAGATGAAGGTGCTCATGAGCAGGCAATAGCAGCCAAACATACCAAACATCAAAAGCTGCCAGACGGTGTGGAGCTCTTCCCCGCCAATTGCGAAGAAGATTCTAATTGCTGCATGAACTGCAACAAGCATTGGCCCTGATGCTAGCAAGATGCCGCGCTTCAGAATTTTAGGTGGCATTGGAGTGCCGGTCTTTTTTACCCAAATCTTGTTCATGCTTTCAAGCAGCAAGAAAAGAAGCAGGGTGGCGATTAGACCACCTACTCCGCCGATAAACGAGAAGAAGATAATTGCGAGGGTAAGACCGGGGTCCATCGAGGTTCCTTAAGGCGCGTTAGCAGCCTTGTACGACTGCGTTCCATGACGGAACATTTCGAATTCAGAACGATCGACCTTGTGCTTCTTTACAAGCTTGTCAAGTGTTGCATCGAGATCGACTGGCATCACATTATCAGCTACAATCTTGTCATCACCCTTCCAGCGCAGACGAATCTGCCAAGGCTTAGCTGGGCTAGAAGCTTCGTCAATGCGTCCGCGTGGGATGAGCTTGCTGAGTTCTTGGATCATTTTCATGTTGCTCTCCATTAGAGTTTCATTTGGCCTTCAGACCAACCGTAATTATCGCCGAGTTTCTTACCTTGCGCTACAATCTGGATAGGCTTGACCATCGAACCATCAGCCAGCGAAATCCAAACTGTTCCAATTTTCACGTAGCTCTTCTCAGGGTACGTCTTTCGATTGTCATAGACCGCAAGAACAGTATTGGCTGGTGCGCGAGCAAGTTCTTTTGCGTCAATGGACGAGAAGTCTCCGCTGTCTCCAAACTTCTTGAGTGCTGCTACCTTACCACGAAGGTGAAGCAGACGAGCCTTCTTTGTAACAGCATCAGACACAGGCGCTACCACTTTCTTCTTTCTTGGCTCTTCCTTATCGCCGTACTTGTTGTTGGCTGGGCGAAGGTTGGAATTTGAGCTGCTGTCGTTCTCGAATAGGTCGTTGAGCTTCATGGATGTCTCCCAAGTGTACCGCGTATTTATCCTGTAACGGGTACTACGTCAATCTCCGCGCAAAAGAAAACCTGCCCGAAGGCAGGTTTTCAGTTTTGTTTCTACAACTCTATCGTGGATTAGACGAAGGAGAGGTTGGCAACGCTGATTCGACCATAGTAGTCTGCGGAATTGCCAAGCGAGGTTGCTGTGTCGGTGAACGTTGCCTTGCCGTAACGAGTCATCAGGGACAGATGGCTGTTGAAGGTGTTAGCATCGGTAACAACGCCAGTTGCTGCCAGTGGGATGTATGGGCAGTAGAAGTAGCCGCTGTCCATTTCGCCCGTACCACCCTTGTAACCAAGGAGGATTGGCTCTACCGTGGTGCCGGCTGGGCCGCCATCGTGGTAGATGTAGGTGTAGACCTTGATCGAGCCGTTAAGAACACCGATGAGCTTGGTGTTGTTAGGACCTTCGAAGGAACCGCTTACAGCTGGTGCGAAGACGGACTTCGAAGCAGACTGGAGGACCGAAGCAACTAGTGGCGATACAACTGCCCAGTTAGCCTGGCCGCGACGGGTCTTACGAGCGATCTCGTTTGCAACCTTGTTGATGAGCACGCCGAGAACTGCGTGGCGATCACCGACGTAGTTAGGAACACCGGTGAAGGTGCCTGCCATGTCGAACGACTCAGTGGTACCAGCAAGTGCGATGAGGTCGTTGATGATTTCGTTGTCGATTTCCGAAACAATTGCTGCGGAAAGCGAAGCGGTCATCTCGGCTTCAAGGTCAAGACCGTGAGAAGCCTTAAGGTCCTGCATCGACTCTGGGGTCCAACGAGCCTGGAGCTTACGCGAACCAGCGGTGACAGTCTGCTTAAGGACTTCAAGGTTCATTGCGCGGCCGCCGAAGCCTTCGTAGTTAGCAGTTAGTGCTGCGTTACCAGTCGAAGTTGCTGCGGTGAGACCAGGTGGGTAGCCAGTGGTACCAACGTTAGCTGCCGAGTAGAAACGACGGGTCAGCGAGTTGTTACCGAAGACTTCTGCACCAGCTGCCTGGGTGAAGCCAGTGTCGAGTTCGCCTGCGTCTGGGGTACCAGCAACAGCATCAGCGAACAGGAAGCGCATCGAGTAAACGAGGCCAACTGGACCGCTCATTGGCTGGTTGCCCACGAGTTCAGATGCGATCGTACCAGGGATGATACGGCGAATCATTGGGATGACGATCTTCTGGAAGTTGCCGATAGCTGCTGCGGTCTGGGTGCCAGCTGCTGCGGTTTCGCGAAGTTCGCGCATGGTGTTTTCTAGTACTGGACCAAGAACACGCTTCTTGTTCTCAGGCAGGCCCTCTAGAAGGGTCTCTTTGGTATCCTGCCAGTTTTCGTAAAGTTCCATTGATGTTCTCCTATTGGGGCAATTAGTGGGTAATACCAGCAAGCTTCTTAAGAGCAGAATGCTTGTCGATAGTTGGTGCGGTTGGGGCTGCAGCTTCAGAGAGCTCATCACCTGTTACTACGGAAGTAGCAGACTCAGAGAGTGCTGCTGGTGCTGCAATAGCCGGTGCTGCAGGAGATGCATCTTCCTTCAGAACACGACCAATGAAGTAATTGAAAGCCTCTTCCAGTCGGCCAGTTTCAACGTTTGCAAGAACGAATTCCATCTGCTCACGCTTCTTACCGCTTAGTGGTGCAAGAATCTTACCAAGGGTAGATTCACGAACCAGCTGGCTCTTAGCTTCTTCAAGCTTGTTGATAACCTGCTGTGCATCTTCAAGCTTAGCTGCAGTAGCTGCGAGCTGGCTCTGGATGGACTCTTCATCAACGTAAGAGGTGTTGAATTCAGTTGCGAAGGCTTCGAAAATACGACGGCCGAATTCATTCTTCTTAACAACTTCGATGTCTTCACGAAGCTCAGCAAACTCTTCAGTGAGACGTAGTTCGAAGAATGCGTCCATCTTGTTTACAAGCTGTTCGAGTTCTTCTGAAAGCTTGTCAGCCATTTCGTGGCGGGCTTCAACAAGCTTCTCAGCATGTTCAGCTTCGAGGTCGCGGAAGCGCTCGATGTCTGCACGAAGTTCTTCTGACTCTTCCTTAAGCTTTGCAGTTACAAATGCATCGACCTTCTCGATAAGAGCGTCGCGTTCATTCGTCCACTGTTCGGCAATTTCAGCTCTCACGTCCATGGTTACTTCTTCACGAACCAGTTCTTTGTACTGGTCAACTGCGGAAGTCCACTTAGTGGAGATGTCAGCCTTAGCCTCTTCGCTTAGGAGCTCAGAGCTAAGCAGTTTCTGAAGGATTTCATCCATTTCAGTTTCTCCTTTATGGTAGGGATTAGAGATCGATTGCGCCGTCTCTAACGGCTAAGAACCGTCCGCTTTAATGTTTGAAGATTTTCAAAGCAGCTTAGAACGTACGGATCTATTTATGCAAAATCGGAAAAATTAGTGAAAAATCAAACACTTAGGGCGCCTAAGCGATCCTGGAAACTAGAAAGCAGGATTAGTCCGGCTCATTTTCCGTGTCGACAATTTCCTCTTGTTCGTCGTCAACGACTTCAGCGGCTGGTGCGCCACCTAGACCGGCAACTTCTCTCATTTTGTCTGTCATGTATGAGTGCAAATCAAGAGAGGCCTCTTCAGGCTTGTCATTGATTAGGTTGGTCAACATGCTCTTTAGTGCTTCGCGCTTATCCATATCGATATCTCCTTTGATGACTATGAGTCATTTGGAATGTGACTGAGGTTTACCCGCCTCGTTTACGGGAACTGCAATGACTTGCGAACAAGTCAATTGTCCTTTTCGATTTTAGCTTCTTTGGCTTTGTCGATTACTTTCGAAGCGATCTTGTGCGCTTCTTCAGCAGCGTCTTCGTTCTTGAAATTGAAGAAGTACGTGCCCATAGAGAAATTCAAGTCAACACTAAAGCCGGCCTCGAGCAATGCATCGAGTGCTTTTCGCATGTTAGACTGATCTTGGAGTTTGAAGAAGAGGCCGATAGAAAGTTTACCGGCCTCTGCTTCGCTTACCATACCAGCGAGTCGCTTAAGGCGATCGTGGTTCATAGATTACTCGTTACCGCCGCCATCACCATCATTGTCATCGGTGATAGCTGGCTTACCAACAACAGCTTTTTCGTCTGCGGTTGATTCCTTTACGCCGTCAGTATGACCGGCTGCATAGACCTTGAGAAGCAGTGCTGCAAGCTTGTCTTCGTCTGGAATACCGCTCTTGAGTAGTTTGGCGGCCATCTTCTGAACGATGGATGGGAGATCGTCTTCCTCCTCTTTCTCGCCTTTTTCTTCCTTACCCTCGTCTTCGTCTTCTTCGCCGTCTTCGTCATCCTTCTTCTTTTCAAGAAGTGGAAGACCGGCAGCGTTACGAGCGCGGTTGATTTCTTCGTTCTTCATCTTGTCCTTAAGGCTGTCCATTGCCTTCTGGAGTTCTTCTGTGCACTCTTCGTCGCAAGACTTCATAGCTGCCTTAACAGCCTTGATTGCTGCAGCGACGTCTAGGGTCTTGAGAAGAGTCTTAACGATCTTCGAAGCCTTCTTGGTGTACAGAGCTGGATCGATTTCAGTAGTAACAACTACCTTCTTAGCTTCGCTTACGAAACCGTCGGTCGAGAGTCCTGCAAGGGCTCGTAGGTGGCGCATATCCATTGTGTATCTCCTGATTATTCGGCTGTTAGAATTTTGTCATACAGCGCTGAAACTGCTTTATGAGCTGCTGTAAGAGCTTTGACTGCTTCAGCTACTTCATCAGAAGCGTCAACGTCGAAATTCTTAGCGGTGAGTTTGATGAAGCTGGTGACCTTCTGCGACTTGAGTTCATTCGCATGGCTCTCGAGATCATTCTCAAGCGTACGAAGCATGTCATCCATTTCATCGCTGCCAAAAGCATCCTCAAGAAGAGGAAGACCGGCAAGTTGACGCATGCGATTAGTCTTGTTCATGTGAGGTCCTTAGTTAACGAATGACATTTTTGGGAGCTGGGTAAACTGAGCCACAAGGCATAATTTGAATATCACCCTTGCGATAGCGTTCTTTGTATGGGACTACAGTGTTAAGCGCGTCAACAAGCTTTCTATTTTCGATGTTAGTGCGACCCAGCTCAACGTTTATTCCATAATGGCCGGCGCTCTGATGCTCATTGCGCGGCTCATAATCATGCAAATCAACAGAAATGCGGGCGCCGTCAATCTTGAATTTCTTGAGAACTGCCTTAACCTTTTCTGCAGCATCAAGAACATTTTTCGGAAGATCAGCTACTGGCAACGAAGATTGAAACTCTTCTTTCAAGCTCTTGACTGCTGCAATGTGGGCATCCAGATACTTGCTCCACTCCTTAAGAGTGACGTCATTGTAGCTGGGCTTAGACCACATCCAAAGAATTTTTACACGCTCTGCATCCGACTTGTCACTAAATTCCGCGACAGACATGCGGGATTCATTTAGCTTGGCAAGTTCTTGGATAAGCATGATTAGCCCTTGGTGATCGATTCGATGAACTTCTGGATTTCGCGAGTGAAGTACTTCTGCGCAGCTGGGTCATGGACCAGAGCTTCAGCAAGAGTAACGACCTTCGTGTTTTCCATTGACTCACGAACAACGTCTGGGTAGCAACCTGGGCCCGAAGGCTGGGCAACAATGTCAAGCGTCACGAAAGAGAAGTCTTCGACGACGCCCATGTGATTGACGTTACCAGTGCCGCGGGAAGAAACGCCCAGTCTAACACCACCTTCGATAAGCTCCTGGACGATACGACCAGATGGGGTGTTTAGAATCTTGCACTTGCCGATGGCGTTGTTACCGTCCATCCAAGCTTCAGTGATGATGTGCGAGACGTTCTTGAGGTCGATGGAAAGGTTGTCTGGGTGGTTAAGCTCACCCATTACTGACTGACCTTCAGAAATCTTCGACTTGATGTTTTGTACTGCGCGCTGAATTTCGCTAAGTGGGTACTTACGACGATTCAGATTCTCTTGCTCCGCAGCCATCATACGGCCGGAAAGGTAAAGATTCTTGAATGAGTCACGGGATTCAACGAGCTGTGCTTCAGCTGGGGTGAAACGCTCGATAAGAAGTTGCTGCTTCATTAGGTGCTCCTAATTTGGGCTTCGCAGAACACGAAGCCAACCTGTAAATCTACCAGGTATTTATAGGAGCACCCAGGAAGCCGCCACGGGAGGCGAGCTTTTAAGGTGCGGGCGCCTCGTCAACGTTTCAACCTGTAGACGAAAGCATCGAACAATGGATCATAGCAGAGTCCATACTCTTCTGATGCTGGCAGGGTGTCAACTAGTGAACCGACTCCTTCGCCCGCCTTAGGGAAGATAAACTCTTCCACTGTCCACTCGCCCTTTATTGAAGGAGCTACTGGGAAAATAGCATCTTCGGCTATGATAGGCTTAGAAGTCATTGTGGTGCGGCCTCATCACCTGCTGGCTCAGCGGCCGTGTCATCTGCCACTGGCTCTTCCGGTTCTTCTGGCTCGTCAATCTTGATCTTCTCGCGGTTCTCGTAAACCACTGGATCGTAAATCTGCTGGATGATGTCAACACCAACGTCATCACGCAGACCGCGTTCCTGTCTAACGAGAGCTTCGTTCATCTGCATCTCGTCCTTAGTCAGGCCGAGGAAGCGTTCAATGAGGAAGCGCTTGGAGAGGTAAGGAGTGTCTTCAATGTTCTTGAAGCTGTTGATGAGGTCAGTGTCAAGAGCTGCCTGACGGTACAGAGCAAAGTTCTGTGGCTCGACCATGATGAGCTTGAACAGATCAGGATCGATGTTGATGCCCGTAACTGCAAGATAGGTCTTGAACTGCTCGTCGAACACTTCGTCGATAGCAGCCTGGAGACGCATGATGTAATTTGCGAAGATGCGTTCTTCCATGTAAGCAACGCCGACCTTGCCGTCATTGTACATGCCGCCTGGGTTAGCAGAGTCCTGTCCCTTCATGTACGAAGTAGGAACTCGCAGAGCGCGGAAGACCTTGTTCATGAAGTAGTCGAGCTCAGGAATTTCCCAAGATGCACCACCTGGCAGAGTCTCGACGCGTGAACCACGACCAGCAGCCGTCACTGGGAAGAAGTAATCTTCCTGGATGGATTCCGGATTGTACTGAGAGTCGGTCTGATCTGCATTGCCGGTGTTAGGCATACGCTTCTGACGGATATCGTTCTTGACTTGTTCGATGTACTGCTTGACGCGCTGCGGCGGCATGTTACCAACGTCAATGAAGAAGACTCGACGTTCTGGTGCACGAACAATGCGATAGATGATTGCAGCATCTTCAAGCATCGTCAGCTTCTGGTAGTCCTTGAATGCGGACTGAAGAACTGAGATACCGAATGGAGCTCTGTCACCCATTTCGTCTGAAAGGGTGAAGTGAATCATAGCCGAAGCGGGCGTAATCTCGATGCTATCACCAGCGTTTGCACCACGACCAGAGTTCTGGCTGATGGTGCTCTGGAAGCTGGATGGACGGATGTGGTAGTTGACCTTGTTGCCTTCACGATCGACTTCAATACCGACAACACGAGTTGGGTCAATGAATTCCCACTTGTGAGTATCGGAAGTCTTACGGAAGAAGCAGTCGCCGTACTTGACCATCATGCGGGCGACGTTGAAGATGCGCTTGTTCAGACCGTGGAATTTGGACCAGTGTCGAAGGGCGGCGCGAACAGTCGTAACCGTGGTGTCTGGGAGCTTCTGGTTCTCTTCAGTTTGATAGTCGATGATGAAGGGAAGACCAGTGCGTTTGTCAGGGGCAGAGATTTCCTCTGCGATGATGTCAAGAGCTCTGGTGATGTCACCAGTATCCATTGCATCGTACTGCTTGTAACGCTGATGGCGCTGGCCTGCACCCTTTAGAAGCTGAGAGAACCAGCTAACAGACGAGAATGCAGCATATCCTGCGGTATTCAGATCCATTACGTCATCGATGTTCGCCGTCGGCTGCGTGTACGCTGCCTTACGTGAATTTGGCGTGATGATGCGCCAGGTGTTTACCCACTGTGCCATTGTATTCTCTTAGTGATTGAGACGATTAGTTACCGAGGCTGCCGACCGGACATGTATGCCCAGGTGGAGGGAACCGAAGGGTTGCTAGCTCTGCGACTTGCAGCAAGAGCAGCTCTGGCTTCTGGAGAACCACCGTCAGCAAGAATTTGTAGCAGTTCGATTGCCTCTGATAGCTTAGTTGCGATGCTAGCCAGATGAGTGTGAGCGCCTACGTCCTGAACGTTTAGGACGCTTGCAACACCCTCTGCTGCAGCTGCACTATTTACACCTGCAGAGACGGCAGTTACACCAGGTTCAGCCAGTCCTGCGGCAGCCATTCCCGTTACCGAAGGAGGGACAGATGCGCCAGGGCCACCCATGATGCTTGAACCACCAGTCAGACTGTCAGCATTCCACCAACCCATCTGCTTGCCGCCGAAGTATGCAGCTGCCGTCATAGGGTTTGACATCATTGCGGCTTCTGCGAGTGTGTTCCTTGAGCCTCTATCACCCTGAACGGCGCCCACAACCGTGCTTCCGAGTGCGTCGCCGCCGTATGCGCCTAGCAGACCACCAACGATACCGCCAATGATAGTGCCGACTACTGGAACTACTGAACCAATTGCAGCACCGGCTGCAGCACCGGCAACACCGCCAGCCAAACCACCAACAGCTCCGCCCTTGGCGCGATCACCCTCTTGAGATGTCATTCCACCAGCAGCTACATCGTCATTGATACTGCTCCAGTCGCTAGCTAGCATGCCAGCGCCAATGATGCTACCGACTACTGGGATACGGCGAGATGCGCCCTTAGCGGCTGCACCCCAACCGCCACCAGCGGCTCTAGCAGGAATTGCTGCTGCTCCACCACGAGCAGTGCGCCCCGCGACAGCACCCCCGGCAGCTGCTCCACCACGTCCACCGCCTCTACCACCACGGCGACCTCTACGCCCGCCGCCTCCAAATCCACCACCCATTCCCAGTCCGCGTAGAGCCATAGCAGCTCTTGCTGCTTGCCACGCAAGACCAATTAGAGCGGCGCCAGAAGAAACGATAGCGCCGAGGAATGCACTATTGATTATGCTCGTCACAGAGTTAATCGCATTACCCATGACCGCAAGATTCTCGTTACCCTTAGCCAATGCCTGAGTACGCTCGAGGTCAGCTTCCGTTGCAGCTTGTCCAGCTCGACCACGCATCTGGACTTCTAGTGATTTATCTATGGCCTCAGCCTGAGGACCCGACGGGCCAAGCTGTTCCATCAAGACTTCAGCAAGCTGCTGCGAACCTTGACCACGCCCAGAAGCATTTACTAGATACTGTTCTCGCTTTTGGGCGAATTGACCACGAAGCCCGATAAGCTCTTGCTCTTCGGCGGCTGTTGGAAGTCTCTTGTTCGACAGATAATTCAGACGCTGAGAATCTTGGTTGCTCACTCCTACCATCTGAGCAAGAACCATTGTTTTGGCCGCATTTGACATACGCTCGATTACTGACTCTCTAGCAGCTCTACGCTGGGTGAGCAGCAGATCATTGGCGTTGTCCGCACTCAAACCCATTGCGATGTAGTGATCGCGAGTGGCAATAGTATCTCGTGCGTAGACAGCGGCTCTTGCGGAATCCATGCCCATGAGAGTAGACTGAATTTCCTGATTAGACAGGAGCTGCGCATTCATCCGCATGTATTCGGCTGCAGAGATGTTGATGATACCCGACATTCTCTGCCAAGAATTCATCGACTCTTCCATGAAGCTGTTCATGGCTGTAGCATTGCGAGTGTTGATACCGCCTAGAGCAGCGGCTTCAGTAGCTGGAGCAACGATATCAATAGCCTGAGCCATTGTGTGGCCGAATTTCTGGAAGGTACCCTCAAGCTGAGAATTGTATGCCGTGAATCCGTTGCCATAGAGAGCCATGACTCTCTTGTTGTCTTGCATGTACTTCATGGTGTCTTCGAAGCTAAGACCCATGCGTAGCGAAGCTTCCTGAACACCCCAGTAAGTCTCGGGAACCATGGCGACGTTGAAGTCCATGATCTGACCGTACAGCTGACCAAGTGCACCCTTCGCCTTATCAAAGTTTGCGGCAATTACCGATGACGTAGCAAGATGATCAAGACCTCTCTTGAGGTTGTTGATCGTTGGCATCGAATTAGCGATCGAGTCCGTCCAAGAGTTAAGGACCGTTCCCGCTTTCAATGCTTCCTTGTTTAGGAGCTGAATGGAATCCGATGCTTCATCGGACACCTTGCTCATCTTACGGGTAACTTCAGCAAGAAGCGACATGTCATTCTTCAGAAGATTGAAGACTTCCATGTTGACGTTGCCAGCGCCATCGGTTAGATTGAGCTTGTTGCCACCATGATTGATGTCGAGGTCGGCGCCCATTGCCTCCATCTTGACGGCGAGGTCAAGCATTGCTGTCTTGATCTTGTTGGAGTTTGGTCCACCACTGAATACTCTTTCTAGGCTGCTACCAGCTCGCTCGACCATTTCTTTCAGCGAGCCAGCATTTAGACCTGCCATCGAGTCAGCAATCGTAGCTTCCATCGCGCCTAGCGCGTTACGGACCTTAGCAAATGTAGCAGGACCCAGATCTTCTTTCAGAGCATTGGTGCTGTCATCCCATGCGCCTGCAGCCCGCAGGATTCCCTTGTTAAGGGGAGCCACTGCAGCCGAGAGGCTGGTCATCATGCGGAAATACTTTTCGGTTCCTTCTTCTACTTGCTTGTGGGAAGCGAGCATTGCGGAACCGAACATCGCAGCATTTGCAGTCGACTGACCGAGAACACTGGTGAAGTTCTTTGCTACCTTGGAATGCTTCTCGAGATAAGATGCAAATGCGACGGTGCTGCCGCGCCAGTCTTCAGCGGCTTCATTCATCTTCTCCGTTAGGCCAGCATGGCGCTTAACTAGGCGAGTAGTCTCATCAAGAACCTTTTCGTATTCTTTGATGGAGTTGCCAGCGTCCATGAGCTTGCCGCGCTGGTCCTTGACCATCTTGGACAGCTTGTCAAAGCCTTCAGCAGTCGAAGCGATTGCTGAAGCTAGCTTCTTGCTTTCTTTTGCGCCATCGCCGTCTGACGAATCGGAGAATTTGCCATAACCTCTACTACCACCAGTGATCTTACCACCCATCCCGAGGCGCTTAAACGCTTCAAGCATTGCACTTTCGAGTTCAGAGGCTGTAGACATGTGTGATTTCCAGGCTTACGTCAGGTGAATAAATACTCATACGCTATTTATCGCTAAATCAGATACCCCAGATCATAGGAGTTCAGGATGTCATCCAACCCACTACTCGCCGGCCTTCAACTGCCAGGTCGAATCTTCCAGCTTCCATCCAAGGGAATCTTCTACAAGGATGGAGAGCTATCACCAAGCGTCAAGGACGGTGAAATTCACGTTCACCCAATGTCCGCGCTAGACGAAATCAACATGAAGAACCCTGACCAGCTCTTCAGCGGTGAAGCTGTCAACACTGTTTTCAGTCACTGCATCGAAGGAATCGCAAAGCCCGCACATCTGCTAGCTAAGGATATCGACGCGATTATGCTGTTCCTTCGCACTGTTACATACGGTCCAGAGTACGAATACACAGCAAAGCATCGCTGCGCAGATGCCAAAGAGCACTCGTATGTCGCAAACGTTGATGAGATGATCAATGCGATGACGATGATGGACGAAACCACCATCGAAGAGAAGTTCACTCTCAATCTTGCTAACGGCCAGGTTGTAAAACTTCGTCCAAACCGTTATCAGAACGTGGTTGATCTGATCAAGGCCAATCAGAACAAAAAGGAATTCACAACCGAAGACCAGCAGAACAACCTCACGCGAGTCGTGTTGGCTGTTATTGAATCGGTCAATGGCAATACCGATCCAGCCAACCTCGAAGAGTGGATTCGTCGCCTGCCATCCCCAATGGTAAATCGAATCGCCGAGAAGGTTGAGAAGATCAACGATTGGGGTTCTGATCTGAAGACCACTTGCAAGTGCAAGGATTGTGGTGAGATGTTCGATGTTGAAATCCCAATCAACCCAGTGACTTTTTTCACCGAATGATTCAGTCGGGTGATATGCAAGCCGTCCAGCGATTGATTGGACGGCTTGGTAGAGAGATAAAGGGCATCGTTAAATCGGCTTTGGAAATCTCTTGGTTTTCCCGTGGTGGTTGGAGTTACGAGACCGTCATTCAGATGTCTCAGGCAGAACGGGAAATGGCAGTGGACTTCATCAATGAACGTCTAAAGCTTGCAGCCAAATCACAGCACCCTATCTATTGACATCACGCCCGGAATTCATACACTTTTACGGGACAAAAAGAAAGGGAGCCCTGCGGCTCCCTTTTTTGTGCGCGAAGTTTGTCGTACTTTAAGCTGCGGAATCCGCTGGTACAAGTACTACACCTGTCAGAGTGAAGTCTCTCACTTGCCCGTCGGCATCGACATTCGCGTAGCCGAGAGTTCTAAATGCTGTCTCAACACCATCTTCAATCAGCTGACTGAGAATGTTTCCCTTGGGCGTCTCAAGCACCCTTATATCGCCGACCAAATAGCCATCTTCGATTCGAAGATTATTGGCCAGGTGCGATACTTCGTGAAGAGGAATTCCAGTGTTGTCCTGGATGTAAGTGCCAGTGTTGGGGTACCCGATTGTTCCAAAGACGTGGCGTTGGTCGATTTTGTCTAGTGCTTCTTGCACGGCCTCGGTTGAATAGATTCGACCGTTCCTGTTGGCCTCGTCTAGCTTCTGAATCTTTACCGCGAGTAGCTCTGTCATGATGTCACCGTCCTTTTGCTTCTATCGACGCTTACGCGTACCGATGTTTTCTCGTGAATGAAGTCGCATAGGTCTTTATCGCTCAGATCAGAAACAACACCATCAAGACCATCGTGAAGGTGAAGACCTGTACCACCAACCGCGTCGTGAATCATGTAGCGAGCCTTGCGTTCCCAATCGAAGTACATGTGGAAAATCTTCTTCTGATTTTCGCGAGTAGGCAGACCCTTGAGCATGAAGATGCAGAGGTCTCGCTTAGCTGCCTTGAATTGCTTTGTGATGCTCGACAGACGAGCTCCAACTTTCAGTAGCTCTGTAGGAGAAAGATGCGGACAGGCATCCAGTACAATGCGAACTGCCTCAGATCGTCCCGAACCATTCGTAAGCAGCGTAGGTGTCGCATTGCTGCCATTCGCCAGAGACATGATCAGATGCTTGACTACTGCAATGCTTTCGTTGTTCACTGGTAGCCGTAGAAGGTCTCTGCAAATCTCTTCACGGAAGTTCTGCTTGTCTCGATCAGCTCGTAGAAGGTCTGGGAACTTGAGCTCCATGCGAGATGGATTGTCAGCGTACTTGTCTTCAAGGTTCTTGACGAGGTACTGAACAAACGCATTCTCAATGTCAACAACCGTTCCGAATAGCTCTTGACGCAACCAGCCAGGCCATGTCTCGATTGACTTGATAGGCCACACGCTCTTGTCTCGAGCTTGCAGACTGCCGCTCGGCTCAAATAGGAACACAATCGGGTTTGGTTCGTTGATGAGCCATGTAACCGGTGGAATCAAATCTTCACGACCAGCTTCTTCGAGACGCTTGACCATGAGCTCAGTGCCACCATCATAGATGACGCTCACGTTACTCTCAGTGTATTTGACACCTGTGGGTGCTGCACCTGGACTGAAGTGGACTTCGCCATTCAGATTGTCGATCGCCTTCTGCATCTTGGCGCCGAGTCGGCGAGGCACGATGATAGACGGAGACTTATTGCTTTCACCGAAGTTGAATCCTATCCGCTTCACATTGAAAAAATGCTCGAGGATTACTCGAGCATCCTTTACTTGGCTCGTAAGGCTTGTGATCAGGATTTCTTCTTCTAGGAACCCGGGGTTGTTCATGTTCTTTCGAACCAACCGGGACCAGGCGATAGCCATCGAGATGATCAAGCCTTGACGTTGCTTACGTTTACGCCACCACATGCCCTTGAGAGGGAAGAAGTGACCTACGTAGAGGGGATGAGTTCTGTCGAGATCGCGGTGAATGTCAACCGGATAAATCGACAGCATAACTTAGCCCGTGCCGGTCAGAACGTTCTGTAGGCCGTTGCGCTTGAGGCGCTTGTAGACACCCTTAGGACACATTGGGCTCAGCATGGTTGAGCCTGTGGTGCGGTTGGTACCGTAAACTGCCCACGGCTCCTGGAGGACTCCGCGAGTGATCATCTGCTTGACAACCATACGGTATGCCTTTGCTCTTTTAGCGTTCATATTTTTCCTTATTCAGCGGATTGGCATCGGATACGAGTCAGCACATACTACATTCTATCTTAAACCGCCTTGTCTGTAAACCACAAGTGCGGGAATTTCAGGAGCTCATCGAGATAGAAAATGTCGATGCTTACTCCGTCCTGAATGATCGTCAGATTCGGCTTCGAATCGATTTGACCCGTCAGGCAACCAACGTAAATTGGCGTGTTGTTCCATTTGCAGATGAGCATTGGGATGCGATTGATTTTAACCGCGTCGGTGATTGCTTCCTGCATCCATTTGAAAACGTTTGCAGTGCCCGATACTAGACCAGTGAATCCGTCTGGCGTCTTGTAGAATTTGCACTCTACAGAATAGAGGAACGACTTGCCGACAGAACCTTCATTGGCTGGAACTACGTCACCAACAAAAAGCTTGAGAGCATCTTCGCCAAACATCTGGCCAATCGTCTCGAAATTCTTACCACCTACACGTGCACCAGAACCCTGGGTGCGAACAAACTTCAAAGGTGATAGAGCTGCAGAGAGCTTCTTAGCGAGAACGTTTTCGAAACCGTTTCCCTTACCCTTGGAGTTAACGCGCTTCTTTTTCTTCTTTTCTTCTGGCTGATCCACGATGAGTATCCTGATTGAGATGCTCTATTTAATCAGGCAGCGATCAGGTTACTTCGGCAATGGACATGACCTTTGCATACCACAGACACTTTTGAACTTGGTCCATTCTATGAATCATCACGATGAGCTTGTGATCTTGCCATTCGCTTAATTGAATGGCAATCAAATCATGACAGATTTCTGCATAGAGCTGCTCTTCGAACTGAGTAGCATCAATTCGACGAGGACCGATTTTGAAGGTTGAGCCAATTTCTGGCGTAACGCCAGTCAGATCATCCGTACCGTAGAATGCAATTCGCGAAGGGTCTCCGTATGACCGCGCATTCATACGCTCTACGAGTTCATCTCGCTCACGTTTAGGAGACATCATCGTGCTCATGCTGCCTCCAAATCTTCTTCTTGCTCGATGATGCGACTGAATCCGTTTTCCTTTCGTACTGTAACAGTGCGATCGAAACGACCAACAGCTTCTGGTCGATGTGAGATAATCCAGAGGGCAAGGCCATCGTCGCGAGACTTCTGCTTAAGCATTCGGAATACGTTCTCAACACCAGAGCCGTCAAGCGATGCATCGATCTCGTCAATGAACAGGCAGTTAACGCGAGAGTGCAGATGGTGCAGGACATCTCGGAATGCAAGTGAGAGAGAAAGATTAACACGCTTCTTCTCACCGCTTGAGAGGTTACCGAAGTCCAGCTCTCGACCATACTCTGAAACTGTGCAGCTCATGTCATCATCGAATTTAACGACATGCGGAAGACCAAGATCCTTCGTGTAGACACCGAGACGGTTGTTGAGGAATGGAATCGTGCGGTTGATGATCTTACGGCGGATGAATGAGTTCTTGTCAGTGAGAAGCTTAAGCAAGAAGTACTGGTGTTCCAGGTCCTTCTTGAGATTGTCCAGCTCTTCGTACGACGCAACCTTAACGCCTGAGGTCTTAAGCTGCTCGAGAGCTTCAGTATGAGGATTCTCTGCTTCGATGAGGTCATCGATTTTCTGCTGCGCTGTTGCCGCAGTCTGCTCTGCACGAATCGCAGCTTCTAGGCTGCTAAACTTCATGCTCGCCTTTGCTTCATTGACCGCCATCTGCATCTGCACAATCTCAGACTCAACCTCGGTCAGCGTGCCTTCGATGCTGTCGAGTGTCGTCTGCTTCTTGTCGAGTAGCGTCTGCTTTTCTGCTAGCTTGTCGCCTGCACCACCGTATTGCTGCATGCAGTACGGGCACTTCTCGTCGAGCAGATGAGACAGTTCACTAGACAACTTCTTGATGTCAGTGACAAGGGTCGAACGATCTCGCTTGGCGAGAGTGAACTTGTTGTTGAGCGGCGATAGAAGCTTTTCAACTTCAGCAACCATGCTGTGAAGTTCTTTTTCAGCAACCATGTCAACCTTGCTGAGTAGCTCAAGGTTCTGTGTGAGAGATTCTACCTGCGCAATGCGGTCATCTTCCCACTTGTTGACTCGGTTTTCTGCTGCAATGAGCTGACGATCATACAGCGCAAGCTGTGCTTCCTGCTCTCGAATGATTGCTTCTTGGACTGAGACAGAACCTTCTGTCGTCTTGATGATTTCCTTCAGACGAATAGCTTTCTCGGTGAGCAACGTGATGTTGAAGAGCTCTTCGATCTGCTGTCGCTGCTGAGCAACTGGCATCTGTAGGAATGGAACAGAATTGCCAGAGAAGATGATGATCTTCGTGAACAGTTCGTAAGACATGCCGATCAAGTCCTGAATGAACTTGTCGTTCTCAGAGACCGAGTCGAGCGTGATGTCTTCGTCATTCATCATGATCTGGATATTGAACGACTCACCGCGACAACGGTAGATTTCGTACTGATCGTTACCCTTCTCGAAGAAGAGACGCGTCTCCATCAATGTGCTCTTCAGATTGTTCGTGCCGTTGATTAGGCGCTGAAGAGAGATGTTGTCGAATGGCTTGTTGTAGAGCGCGTAGCACAGAGCATTGATGATCGTCGTCTTGCCCGCGCCATTGTTAGAGTTGGCATCGACGTTCTCACCGATGATCAGTGTCGACCCAATGTCACGAAGATCGATCGTAGTCGTGTTGTTGCCGAAGCTCAGAAAGTTTCTGATCTGCAGCTCTTTGAATACAATGGGAGAACTCATTACGCCTCGCTATCGTCTGAAGAAACGATTGTCACGTTGGTGCTGGAATCCATCATGACAATTTTGTTGTCTGGGAAGATGTCCTTAAGACGCGCCATCATTAAGTCAGTGTGACGTTTGAGCATCGTGGGTGCCATATCGTTGAAAGGCGCCCTCACGAAAATGACATCGTTCTTCTTGACGTTGACTGTCTGGACTGAAGTGATTTCTGGGATGTTCATGTGATCTCCTTAGAGTCTCTGATAGACTTCGATGAGTCTAGTCGGATCGATCGTTGATGTTCCGGTGATGCCGGCTTCCAGCATCTTGATGACAGCGTCATTCAGCGAGCTGAGGTCGAAGTCGCCGAGTAGCTCTTCACCTGCAATTGCTTCCTTCTTCTCTAGCAGATTTTCTTCAAGAGAGAACTCTCGCAGCCCCAGGTTCTTGGTGAACTCTTCGCGAATAGACTGCGCGTCTGAATATCCAATCTCCATGTCAATGATGCAGCGAACGCGACACTTAGGCGGGAAATGCGGAGGAGATTCACCGAGGACATCAGACAGCTTAACCTTGCGGTACTTTGGACAGTCCAACCAATCGATGAAGTCAACGTTGTCGTTGCTCGTATCCAGGATAGCCATACCACGTGCATCGTCCCATGCATCACCGTAATCCATTGGGAAGGTGTTGCCGATGTAAATGACGTTGTCGTTGGCTTGACGCTTGTGGAAGTGACCTGAGAAGATGTACTTGACATCCTTGAACTGCGTGTGATCTGGCCCGTGTTCCATTCTGCGATCAGAACCAGTGATAACGAAGTTCCTGAACTCGAAGTGACCAAGCCAATACGGAACGTTCATGTACTCCGCGAGGTCTTTGTACTCATGCTTGAACAGGAATGGTGCAATGAGAATGTCTTCTACGAGCATGCACTCGCTAACCATCTTCACATTGGCGAATTCATCAAACACCTTAGTCGAGAAGACCTTGCGGTTTTCACGGTGATAGAGGTCATGGTTGCCAATGATGATGTAGACGGGAAGACCCAGCGCATTCAGAAGCTTGAGTGCTTCATGTGCGAAGTTCATGGTCATGACGTTCACAGCATTTCGGTTTTCGAACCAGTCACCGAGGAATGCTACGTGCGTGATGTCGCCGGCAGCTCGCACCTGATCGCAGAACCACTTTACGAAGTCGAGGCAGTCCTGGTTATGCTGAATGGAGTTGCTCTTCTTGCCGAAGTGAATGTCCGTGAACATCGCAACCTTCTTGCGCGGGAACACCGCCTTCTTAAGTTTGGCGGCCATGATTAGGACGCCTTCTTAGAAGCTTTCTTGGTGGCTACCTTCGCTGGCTTTTCCTTCTTAACAGCAGGAGCCTTAGCAGCCTTCTTTACCTTTTCAACCTTAGGCGGAATGGATGCAGAAGGATCGACCTTCTTAGGTGGTCGGCCACGGCCTGGCTTCTTGACAACGCGTGGGGCGGGTGGCTTAGCAACAACCATCGTCGGCACTGCGTCTTCATTGATGACGATCGCGCCCGTAACTGGGTCAACCGAAATGTCTGACGGCTTGTAGACCTTGATGTCTGACGGCATGCGCGACTTACCACGCAGCGACATCTGACCCTGCGGCCTGTTGGCAGCAATAGCGTCGAGCAGTTCAATGCCAGTCGGTGCCGTTTCGATCTCAGGCACACCAATAACTGCGCCCGTGTCATCGCGCATAGCAAAGTCGTGCTCGTCCTTATCTCGCTCAGCATAACCAAAGGAGGGGTTAGCACCACCATCCACAAGCAGGGCATCACGAATGCTGCGATGCTTCTTCTCATCTGCCATGTATTGCAGGAAGGAGTGATAGATCGCAGTTGTGTAGAACGAGAACGGATTGCTCGACTTCTCTGGGTTAAACTTCAGCGCGTTGTTGCACAGGTTCATGACGGCTGCTGCCACCATGTCTTCTCTGTAAGAGTACCCGACAAAGTTGTGCTTGTGCGAGTAGCGTTCAGCAATTTTCCAGATCATTGCGATCAGCTCGTTTGAGACTTTTCCGGCGGCCTTAGCAGCAAGAACCGCAGGAAGGAGCTGACCGTTTGTAACGTAGTGACCCTTGGTGCTGGTCGACTTCTCTCTCTTCATTTTCAAACTATTTTCTCCTATCACGTAACACGCTTCGGAGATAGTTAATTCTATCTCAATTTGCGCTACAAGTAAACTGATGCACCACCGAGGTGCTTTCCTGGACATGTCCTGATCAATAAATACCCTGCACATGCACCCTTCAGGATACGCCATGAACGAGACCCAACACCAGCTAGAAATGAATGCTCTTTTTGAAGACCTGGCGCCAATGGCGAACAAGAAGGTTGCTGTTGTCATCGGCCGTTTTAACCCGCCGACGAAAGGGCATTACGCGGTCATTGATACCGTGAAGAAATTCATCCGCCAGAACAAGAAGCTGGGACTCGAAGCTGCTCCTGCAGTTGTTATCATCGGCGGTTCTAAGTCTGATTCAGACAAAAAGAAGAACCCGCTGAGTGCAGAAGAGCGCGAACTATTTATGAAGGCCTCCGGCAACGCCAATGGCGCAAACTTCTTTATCGCTCCAAACGCCTTTGCTGCATTCGGCATGCTGCGGGATAAAGGATTTGAGCCTGTTGCCATTGCTGCCGGCACCGACCGAATTCAGGACTACAAGAAGATTCTCGACAAGTACTTCCTGACGCCAGACGAAAAGCCAATTGAGCATCACGCCATCCACCTGGAGCGCGACGAAGATGCAATCGAAAAAGACAAGGACGTAAAATCTGCAGCCATGGATGCGGCGCTGAAGTCTGCACGCGATGGTGAGAGCATTGAGACCGATCTGGTCTCCGGTTCTCTGGCCCGCAGGGCAGTTGAACTTGGATACGAACCAGAATTTGCTCAGATCGTTGGTCTAGAAAGTAAGCCTGCGCTAGCAAAGAAGATGTTCGATAAGATTGCGAAAGCAATTCAGGGGTAATGTTCCGTGATCGGTAAAAATCTAATCCCGAAGTTTAACGCTTCTTCAGCCACGAAGCAGCTTAGTGGACTGACGGGACAGGGCGTCCAGCAATCTGTCACAGATTACTCGAAGGCCGCCACTTCAAAATTGCAGGGAGAGCTCGCATCAAAGCTGAGCTCCTCTAAGATGGCCGCAAACTTCTCAAAGCTTTCATCGGGCATTGATCTTGTTAAGGCCAACAAGAAGATCATCGCCTCGGTATCTGGCACTGGACAATTCATTGGCGACGTGGAAGACCTGCCAGAAAACAATGTCCCAGCAGAAACATTGGCCGCTGGTGCGAGTGGTGGAGCAACTGATCAATTCAAGGTCACGCTCACCGCATCTCCAGCTCTAGGCGATGGCAACGATGTGATCGTGTTTGATGTCATGCCAACTGTTTCAGAACAGCACAGCGCGTCGTACGATACGGTCGACATTGTTCATCACCCCGGCGGCATCCTAAAGTACAAGGGCACTAATGCTCGGTCTTGGGACATCACTGCTGACCTCGTATCCAGAACAGTTCAGGAAGCTGACAAGAATCTGAAGTACATGAACATCATTCGTTCATGGGTCATGCCATTCTACGGTCAAGGCACTGCTGATAATCCAACTACTGCTGACAAGCTTGGTGCACCACCACAGGTACTTACGCTGTCGGCATACGGACCAAAAATGATTGGGCCGGTAACGTGCGTGCTTGATAGCTTCAGCTGGATTTTCGAAAATGAAATGGACTACATCAGAACATCCGATGGTACTCCATTCCCGGTCCACGTAAAGGTATCCATGAATCTCAAAGAGACGTGGGCTCCTTCTCAGTTCACGAGTTTTGATCTCATGTCATATCGTTCGGGTGATATGGGCGCAGCATTTGCTGGACCCGCCTCGGGGGCCACTACGCCGCCGGCGATAAGCACAGTTCCGGCCAGTGCACTTGATCCTTCTAATTTCCCAGCGGTCGATTCTAGTCTTGCTGGTTTCCAATCTCAGGGATTCAATCAAGCCATTTCTGGCAGTGGTTTGAGAAATATACCAGGTTCTAGTTTTGATCCTTCTAGCCTTGGCCCTTTTGGTGGAGGATAATTCATGATTAAGAAAACTAGCCTACCTCTGAGCAACAACAATACCAATACGCTACAGAATCGCTTCTCGCGTTATGTTGCGGGTGGAACTACGGAAGCGGCCAACGAATTCATTGAGTGGTGGGAGCGCTACGAATTCCCTCGCTCATCAACTGACATCGTTTACGCAGTAGAAAACTTCTATGCAAACCGCCTCGACATGATTGCAGTTGTGTTCTACAAAGAGCCACGCTATTCCTGGTTCCTCGCGCAGTACAACAACATCCTCGATCCGTTTACTGAAGTTCCAGCTGGTCGACTGCTGCTGATCCCTACGCAAGAGCGCATGCAGCTCATGCTCGGTACAAGAAAGGGCGGCTTCGCTTCTAAGCGCCAGCCCGTTTCAATCATCTCACCTATCATCACATAATGACAACTACATTCGACGTATCCCAAGTAACAAACAACTACCCAAATCCGCTTGATGATTTTGTTTCGCACTCTTACCACTTCATTCTGAGTGTAGCAAACACGACCACAGCGTTCGAGGGCATGATCGGGGTTAATGGGACGACTCCTTACCTGTCGAAAGTACTGGATGCTAAGCACCCAGGCGCCGAAATTACTTTGCAGAATGGTGAAAAGGCTTGGGTCATCTGTGACACTCGCAGATTTTCTGCGTACCAGATTACCGATCTGCAAATGGAGCACATCTACGGAACAGGTAGCCCGCAGAACCCAACCGTTCCGGCCAACGTAACAAGCATGTCGTTGACCGATTCCACTGGCATGTCGTTCTTCAACATGCTGATTGATCTGTTCCGCAACAAGATCAAGTCGACTCGTGCATCTTGCTTCTTCATGCTGAGCATCGTGTTCACGGGTCATGATGCTAACGGCGCCACTCGCACTATCTCTACATGCAATATCCCTCTTCTGCTTCTGTCGATGGAATTCAGCCTCGATCACAAGGGCTCAATCTTCGAGCTCATGATGATGGAGACGGAGGGCGGCATTAGCAACGGTCATTCCATGGATATTCTCAACTCACTCGGTGACTGTCAATCCATTAAGGGCCCACCAAAAGTTGGTGGTATGATTCAGGCTCTAGAGACCCAACTTAACACTAAGTCGGTTGACTTCTACCGCTCATACACCAACGATGCAATGGCTCGTGGTGGCAGCAATGATTCTCTCGGCAAGCTTGTTCAGTACATGATCACCGTTCCCAAAGATTGGGAAGAGTATGAATGCACTACTGCTGCTCGCGCCGATTATGAGGAACAGTTGCATCTTGCAGTCGCTGCTGAAGAAATTACTCAAGAGCAAGCGGATCAGCAGATTCAAGCACGCAGTGAAGACTTAACAATTGTTAGTTCTCCAAGCGAGACACAGATGTCGTTCTCGAGCACAACGAGCATTACAGATGCTATCAAGTTAATTCTTGAATCTTCGGTTGACGTATTGAAGTTGGCGGGCGAACAGCGTCGCATTGACGGTAAGTGCGAAGTCTTTAAGACTATCGTAAATGTCACGAGTGACACGTCCACATACGTGGTGCACATTGACATCTTCCCATATAAGTATCCGAAGCTAGATGAGCCCGATGTAAATCCTCGGGGCGCACAGGGCGCTGAGGGTGGTACTCAGCTACAACCCGATACCTCGAACATAGTCAGCAACTCGACAATCGTTCGCAATTTGATGACGTACAACTACATGTTCACCGGTAAGAACTCACACATCCTCGATTTGAAGATTAAGTATCTGCCGGCTTCTGCGATCGCGCTTGACATGACTGTTGACATTGGTCAGAATCGTTTTGCTTCTAATGCTGCACATGGACAGACCCGCCAGGGTGCGCTTGATGCTGCTGAGGATGGTAAGAAGACTCGCACTACTTCATTCTCGCCAGACATTCGTCCAGGTGATCCAATCTTCTTCCCACCAAAGTCTAAAGACCAAGCGCAGAACGCAAACAGTCAGCACGTTGAATCCATTCCAAAAGATCAGGCTCTTGCCACGTTTAAAGCAAAGCAAGAGTACACTCAATCTATGGCGACTATGCACTTCTTGAGCTCGCTCAATATGAACGTAGTCATTCGAGGCAACCCAAATCTGCTAATGAAGTACGCAGACAGAGGAGCTAGAGGTGGTATGGCGCCGCACCCAGCCTTTGTAGGTCCATCCGAAATCGATAAGATCAAGTCCGCAGTGTCGACTCCAAATAGCAGCATTTTCTCGCAAGTTGTTGAGCAGAGAATTGGAGATGCTAAGAAACAATACATCTTGGATTACATTACTCCGCGAGTCAGTAGAACGGTAAATGCTTCTAGCGATGGCGATCCTCTTCTTTCAGGCCCAGACGTTTCCGTCGAGCCAGTGTTCTGTAAGTTGAACATCCTCGCGCCAAATATCGACTACGTGACGGGCGACTTCTCAACAGCCACAGACCCAACTACTGGTAAGCAGGAATCTCCATACACGGATAAGTTCTTCTACAACGGAGCTTACCTAGTTCTCATGATGCGCACCTCATTTGAGAATGGTACGTTCACGCACGACCTATCAATGATTCCATACGACATATCCGGTACTGGCGATATCCTCGGTCAGAACCCAACGGCGCCAAGCAACTCAGGATAATCATGCTAGAATTTAACCCACATCAATCCTTCGGTGACCACTTCAAGGATGCTATCCCCTTCATCATGGAAGGGCAGGTAGTAGATACCGCTGACCCGGATCAGATGGGTCGATGCCGTGTTTGGGTTCCGGCTCTAGACGGTGAAGCGTACGACATCAACCAGATTCCATGGGCAGACTATGCATCGCCATTCATGGGGTTCACGGTTGAATATCCAGGCGGCGCTGCCCAGACCGAAAACAAATCGCACTCCGCTTTTGGCATGTGGGCCATCCCAAAAATAGGTGGCACCGTACTGGTGTTCTTCCTTAACGGAAACCCATCAAGCAGATTCTATTTTGCGTCTACTGCACGTCTTCACCGTAATCGCTCTCTTCCAGCAGGTCGCAACACAGACTTCTTTGGTAGAATAGGTCCATGGGGAGATGCGGGTGATGGACAGGGTAACCTAAACCCGATTCAGCCAGCGTATGACAACCTTCGCACGCAGTTCCAGAACCAAGTGGAGGCATCTGAAGCTCAGACACGTGGTGCTTACGAACGTCAAGTCGCTCAACCAAAGAGAGACAAGGATGGCACTGAAGGTTACTCGCCTAATGCCGCCGACCCTTCGTACCTTGACCCGCAGACCTACTGCATCGTAACCCCCGGTCGCAATGCGATCATCATGCAAGACGATCCGAAGTTTGCTCGTACTCGCATCAAGACTGCTGAGGGTAACCAGATCATCCTCGACGATGCCAACGAGCGCATCTACGTTTCGACTGCAAAGGGCAATAGCTGGTTCGAAATGGACCAGGACGGCCATGTTCAGGTATTTGGTGCGCAGTCTCTCAGCTTCAGAGCTGGCAAGGACATCAACTTCTTTGCTGACGGCAACATCAACATGGAAGCAAACCTCGGCGTCAACGTGAAGGCCAATGGAGCAGACATCAGAATGTCGGCATCTGGTAGCATTCACTCTAAGGCCGGTGGAAGCATCCTCCAGTCTGCATGCGACATCTTCGATATGAGCAGCGAGACTAGCATGAAGCTTACCGCTCTCGAATCGATTGACGTCCACGCTAAGACTACGCTCAAAGCTTCTGCTGACTCTTCAATGGATCTAAAGACTGGCGGCAAGCTGATGGCGCAAGGCGCATCGATGGGGTTGAATGGTGGTAGCAGCCTTAAGGCAAGCGCAGGTCGAATTGATCTGAATGGACCGGGTGCTGGCAGTGCAACTGCTGCAACAGATGCTTCATGCGCAGAGGCAGCAGAGTCTCCAGCTATCGTACCAGGGTTTGAGCCGTGGACTCGTCCAGAGTCTACAACGGGTCGTAACCCGCACTGGAAGCCTTAATTCCAGCAGACCCCAAATCGGATAAATACTCCGATCTAAGAGAGGCGACAAATGGCCAAGGCTATCTACAAAGGTTTTTCAACGGCGAACTGGATAAAGAATAAGACCTTTGTCCTCACGAACGTTGACTTGGTGAAGCAAGACCTTCTCAACCACATCTATACCATTCAGGGCGAAAGAGTCTACATGCCTTCTTTCGGCACCAGAATTCCTCTGATGACGTTCGAACCAAACGATGAAAAGACTCGCTTGATCATTGAGAGCGACCTTAAGACGGTCTTCGAATACGATCCAAGAGTCAAGCTTCTATCATTGAGCGTTGTGAGCCTGCCAGACAACAATGCGGTACTTGCGCTCGCTGATCTCCTGTACGTTGAATTCAACGTGACAGACACCCTACGAATCGAAGTTAAATCTCAGTAAGAGTAGCCAATGACAATCATAAACACCTACGCTGCGGAATCTTGGGACAAAGTTTATACTGCTTTCCAGCAGATCAATTTCACGTCTTACGACTACGACACCGTCAAAGAGTCGCTGCTACAGTACCTGCAGATTTACCATGCAGAGGACTACAACGACTTCATTGAAAGCTCCGAGCTCGTAGCGATCTTGGAACTCTTCGCCTATGCGGCAGAGCTTATGGCTTACCGCACAGACGCAGTAGCCCATGAAAACTTCATATCGACTGCACAGCGCAAGCAGTCGGTGCTGCGTCTTGCTAAGTTGATTTCGTACTCGGCATCTCGAAACATTCCAGCTCGTGGCTTGGTAAAGCTGAATTCGATTCGCACAGCCGAATCTGTATTCGACTCGCTCGGCAACAACCTCGCCAACCAGACGATTACCTGGAACGATCCCAACAATTCCAATTGGAAGGAACAGTTCTTCCTCGTCATGAACCTCGTTCTGACGACGCGTTTTGGTCAGCCATCGAAGTCATTCCAGGCTGGCGATGTTCTAATGCAGCTCTACACTCTCAACAACTCTGCTAGCTCGTTCCGTAACGGCGTCTTTGCGTTCTCGGCTTCGGGATCAACTGACACAGTTAACATGGAAGCAGTGCCAGTAGACATCGATGAGAACGGTCCGTTCGAGCGTGCACCAGATGTTAACTCGCAGTTCAATATCGTCTATGCATCTGATGGACGTGGTGATGGTTCTGACTATACCGGCTTCCTAATGTTCGTGAAGCAGGGTAACCTCATCGTTACGAACTACGAGATCGTAGAACCAATCGCAAACCGCCGTCTCACTCTAAACCAGACCAATGTCAACGACACCGACGTTTGGGTCTATCAAGTTGACGACAACGGTGTAATCACTCAGCGCTGGGAAGCAGTGCCACGTCTTGTTGATCAGACGCTCTCCTTCAACAACGTCGACACCAAGTTCAAATACGAAGTCGAGTCGCTGGAGAACGATCAGATCGCTCTCATCTTCGGTGATGGCAACTTCAGTGATATTCCAGTGGGACGCTTCCAGCTTTGGACTCGTGTCTCCGTTAACCAGGAACTTTCGATCCCAAAGAATCGAATCTCTGGTCAGGCAATGTCGTTCACCTACACTAACCAGCAGAACAATTCGTTCTCTTGCTCGATTACATTCTCGCTAACGTCTGCTCTTCAGAACAACTCTCCATCTGAAACGATTGAGCACGTTCGTCAAGCTGCTCCTTCGACATACTACGCACAAAACAGAATGGTCAACGGTCAGGACCTTAACACGTTCATGTTGCGTGACCCAACTATTCTGAAGCTGAGCACGATCAACCGCACATTCGCTGGTCAGCCTAAGTACCTTGAATGGAATGACGCCTCTGGCGCATACCAGAACATCAAGCTGTTCGGCGACGATCTCGCGATGGAGCTTATCCCAGACATCAACAGCACTGCAACAACTGCTTCGTCTAAGGGAATCATCGACACCTACATTGAGCCCGTTCTTTCTTCGAACGGAATCCTCAACACGCTCGTTCACCAGATGTCGTCTGCAACAGACTTCGTTGATGCGGGTGAAGCTCATCATGCTGGCTACGGAATAATTTCGTACCCTCGCCGCAAGTTCATTGAAGACAACCGCAAAATCTACAAGACTGTAGATGGCGTCGATGTCTCGCCTTACGGTCAGCAGCTTGACGGCAGCCCACTACAAGTTGGTGATGGTTCGCTTCTTGAGAAGACTGTTATTCAGGGCGCACTCGATGGCCGTTGGTACGGTGAACCTCTCTCGACGGTCACAATCAACAACGCAACCCACGGTGTAATCCCAGACCCAATCCTAAATCCAGAAAGCAGTGGTCGTCTGTACATCAGCGATCTGCCTCGTACGATTGACGGAATCAACACCTATCCGCCAGGCGACACGGGTTCTGGTATTCAGTCCATTCAGCGTCAGCGATACTTTGGTCTGAAGTTTAACCGCTTCCTTGGCTGCTTCGGTAACGGCAATCTAACCATCGATATCGGTGGGTCCAATGGCATCAATCCTCTCGAGCAATACCAGGATAGAGCAGAGACCCTGACAGTTGAGATGCTTTCTGATGGCACGACGTTTAGCGTCATTTCGAATCTTCGTGGTCGTCTGCCAAATTACAGCCTAACACTTGCGGCCGCCGCATCTAGCCGTCTGTGGTCGGCACAGGCCGATGTTGTCCTACCAGTAGACTTCAGCATTTCTGTTCCTACGATTGCATTCGAAGCTGGCGATGCATTCATCATTGACATCTGGTACCAAAACCCTGCAGTTGATCCTGCTGGCTGGGGCGCAGTGCTTCGCACCTTCGGTTCAACCAATGCGCCTAAGGTCAACCTAACTGGCTGGTGGGAACTAATCCCTGACGAAGTCGTAAACGGATCTGAAGACATCGGTGGTCTCGGGCTGTTCAACAGCTATGATGACGGTCCAGATTCTATTCAGCGTTTGCAGTTCAACCAAAGCTCGGTCGGTGGCTCTTGGATTTTCCTTGTTGCCCGTAAGGATGACGGTAGCGGAAACGTTCAAGAGTGGACGATCTACAATCGCGACATGAAGATCATTGCGTCTAGCCCGACTACGAAGTTCTGGTACAACCAGGAATCGCAGATCATTGACAATGAGACGCTCAAGCCACTCTATGACAAGATCAGAATCCTGCGTTCGAACCTAGACGAATACGGAATGCCACTCAAGAAGGCAGAGATTTACGATTGCGTCGGATTCGTGTATGATGACAATGGCGAGATCATTCCAAAGTCGCTAGAAATCCTGCCAACCGATACGATCAACTTTACTCAGGCTGGCGATAAGATTCCAGACAACATCCTGCAGTTCGAAAGCTTTGCGCGTGATGCGTATCGCTACGCGCTCTATAGTGTGTCAAACTCCGCCGCCCCAGTATTCGTTCGCGATATTGCTTGCGGTGAGTTCACCTATTCAGACTATGATCAGAGCCCGTACGACATCAACCAGTATGATCGTCGTAAGATCAAAATCACAGCTGAGAACCTGGACTTCGATTTTGAACCTGGCAACTTTGTTTCATCTAACGTCGTCGAAGGGTTCAGACTGATTCGTCAGCTCTATGTTCCATCGCCAACGGTAGTTGAGGGTGACCAGCCGGTTTGCAGTAACATCACTGGCCTCGACTTCATGTGGCAGCACTACACGCCAGATGCCAACTTGATCGATCCTTCGGTATCGAACATCCACGACGCGTACATCCTTTCGCAGGGCTACTATGCATCGATGATGAACTACGTCCGCGGTATTACGAACATTGAACCTTCGCCACCATCTCCACTTGAGCTACGTACGTCGTATGGCTACATGCTCGAGAACAAGATGCTGTCGGACACGATCGTTCTACACCCCGGTAAGGTCAAGCTGCTCTTTGGTGCTCTTGCTGACCAGAAGCTTCGTGCAAAGTTCAGAGTCGTGCTTGCGCCAACATCGACTATGTCTGCTGAGCGCGTAAAGCAGGAAGTCATCAACGTCGTCAACGCATATTTCACCGTTTCCAATTGGGACTTCGGTGATACCTTCTATGCCACTGAGCTGCTTTCGCTAATTCACCAGGCGCTGCCAACTCAGATCGCATCTGTTGTCATCGTACCTACGTACTCTGTTAACTCGTTCGGCTCACTCTTCACCATCAACTCGGGCCTAGATGAGATTCTGCAGTCTTGCGCATCAGTAAGCGACGTTGAAATTGTATCTGCGCTAACACCGACGGTTCTTCGCCAGTCGTTCTAAACCTGGCAACGTCATTCCGGGGTAAGGGTCCGTTAGATAAATAGTCTGACGGACCCTTATCGTATCAGGCACCTGGAAAACACGGCGCACCCATGCAGAATCTCGATTTCAAAAAACTCCTTCCCAACTACTTGAAGAATGAGACTCTTACGAGCCTCATCGACAACCTGTTCAATCGCTTTGTCTCTCAAGAGAGCAGCGTTTTCGTAGCAGGCACTGTGGGTCTACCACAGCAGGGCCAGTCGGAAATTCAACAGCCTACCCTAGAGCGTCAGGAGAACGACGTTGTTCCAGGGCTGTACTTTGCTGCTGGTAAGGAGCAGTCGATTTTCACGTTCGAAGACTTCATCAACAAGATGGAAGTGCTCGACGTAGATCAGGCAACTCTTCGTTCTTGGATGGCAGAGCAGACGTTCAACTATTCGCCGCCGATCAACTACGACAAGTTCATCAACTACGCGAACTATTACTGGATCGGTAACTTCAGACAGACTGGTCTGATGTCGTGGAATCCGGATAACGAGCGCGAGTACTACGTCATCCAGCAGCCAAAGCCTACGGACACTCTGTCTAAGATGCCAGTTCGTCTGGCTACTACGCGTAACATCGCGCGTTGGGTCAATGACCGTAAGCAGGAAAAGATCACTGTAACCTTTACGTCTGCGAACACGTTTGACATTGTCAGCGACATCGACGCAAATGCTCGTGTCAAGGACAACGTTGGTCAGCCGCTCTACCCTATCTCGACTACGCCAAACGAATCTACTCGAGTTGTCATCGAGTCGCTCAACACGAATTCAAGCCTACGTCCTAGCATCAGCGATCCAGATGCAATTGGATCGTACTATGATGTGATGGAATTCTACATCATCAACGGCAACGTTGCCTTCTCTGCAGGCGACACCATTGAAGTTGAACTCCTGCACTACACTTCGCAGTCCACGGTCTCGGTCACCGGCTCTTCGCTAGTTGGTAAGGGTACTGCAAACGGCGCGTCCACCCTTTCTCCTTTCATGTTCATCGACGGCATTCAAGTCCGAATCGGTGATCGAATCCTGGTCGTTGCACAGACTGACCCAGCAGAAAACGGACTGTTCATCGTCAGCTCGGGTGGTGAGTGGGTAAGAAGCTTCGATGCAACTCTCAATGGCCACTTCACAGTTGGCCAGAAAATCTTCGTTGAAGAGGGCGTCACTAAGGCGGGCCACACCTTCCAGCTTTCCAGCAAATCGATGGGCTCTGACGCCTTCGCTCCGGTTTCTGTAAATCTAACATTCGCGGATATTTCTAACACCGACGAATCAGGCATCAACCAGTGGCAGCTTTACAACTACTGGGTACACCGCGATGACCTCGCGCTATACTCGACACTGGGCATCAACCTCAACAACGTTGAGCAGGCACAGCGCCCAATCATTGAATACAGCAATCAGCTGAAGCTTAACTCTGCAATCAACTCTGTAACCGGAGACCCTTGCGATGCGTCTCACGCTGATGCTGTTGAATACACCCAACAGAAGACACGATTCAATCAGCTCCCACAGTTTGATCTGTACCGCTATGATGGCACTCATGCAGGCAAGACTTCTGGTATCTGGTTCTACAAAGAGAATCCTCTCTATGAGACTGATCCAGTTCTGCGTCGTCGCGTAGAAACAACTGTCAACACTGACTTCGTCTTCGAGCTTGGCATCAAGGATGAAGATGGTCGTCTGCTCTACTTCAGTCAGAACGATAAGCTGGAATCAATTTGGCAGCCAGGCGTCACTGCTCCAGTTGCAAGTTCCAACTTCTTTACTGGCACCGCGGGCATTCGCACTACGCAGCTACGTCGTCTTAATCTCAGCGCCACAGCAGATACACAGGATTGGACGGTAACGCTAATCAGCCCGCTTGTTGGCTCAGTTGTTGGTAGCCGCTCTGGTTACGTTGGTACTATCAACGTAACGCCATTCGCCGGTCCAACAACGTCCTTTGATGACTTCGATTTGATTCTTGCAGAATCCGGCACAGCAATTCCATTTGCAGCTGGCGACAAGTTCACGTTCAAAATTCAGAACAAGATCATCCCAAGATACATCAAGGAAGATGACAATGGAATGATCATCAACTATCCACAGGGCGCATTCGATAGTGGGTACGAAGCTGACATGGCTCTAGCAGAGCCAGAAGGCACATGGCTATCTCCGCTAAGAATGTTCCAGAACATGAATCGCGAAACGCGAGACACTGTGGCATTCGCAGACTTCCTAAATCATGCGCGTTCTGTTCTTCGTAACCAGCCAGGCTTCACTGGATCGTCGTTTGGTAACAACAACTCGCGCAACATTTCGTTCAATCCTGGTCGTGGTGGACGCATCAGAGAATTTGGAAGCAACTTCCCACTTCTTTCGTCGATGCTTATCCAGCCAGACATCTCACCAATTTCTATCATTGATTTTGCTGAGCAGCAATACAACGTAGCTCTATCAAGCATCGATCAGTTCGTTCTGACCGAGCTTGCAGCATGGCTATCGAATGGTGGAACGGTTCCTACTTCAACCATCAACCCGAACGATCCCAATGTAGTAGCACTCGTAGCGTACTACGAGCAGCTAAGAGCGCAAGACGTCAATCTTTCGTCTGTCTTCAGTGACACGACGGCCGCAGTTAAGAACTGGCCAGCAACTCTTCCGATGATCGGTCTTGTTGCTCCGGTTGTTCCTGACATTAAGCTTGACGAAGAGCTAAACCAATACGTCATCGTTCACCATGATGGTCACTACTCGCCGGTTGCTCTTGCTGATCCACAGTTCAACCAGCAGCTGACGCAGACGATTGTACTTCGCTCTGACGGTACTAGCTCTGCTGGTGTCTTCTTCGAGACTCTACCGCCTAGCTTCCGCCCATACGCCAATCAGCTGTGGATGCAGCCATCTTCCGGCACGCTGTTCATGTTCGACGTAGAGTACGATACTGAAGAACAGCCAGCATCACCAGCTGATGGAGACTACTGGTACCAGCGTTCAACCAACACCCTATTCCAGTGGGAAGTTTCAGGCTTCTCGTGGGTAGACACTGGCAATCCGCTTCTTGCTTGGGACATTTTCTCGCCAGAAAACATTCGCAACAGCATGGTTCTCAATATCGAGAATAAGCTGTATGAGAGCGTGCACGCATCCCAGCAGATTAACGTGGACATTGCAGCGCAAAATGCTCTACCTGTTGCTCAGCGCTACAATGAGGTGGAGCTTGCTCGCTTCTCTGCTAAGTACGGATACGATACGTTTGCGCCAGACTACAATGCCGCCGATGCGTTTACCTGGAACTATTCGCAGGCTGTAATCCCAGGCGTAACAACTGGTGCGCGTTGGTTCGACGTCAACCGTGAATACTTTGCTACCTACGGTGTTGGCGATCTATCTCGCCCAGACATCTACCCATGGCGCCTTGGCACTGGTTCCTTCCCGGCAGCTATCGATAAGCCTGCTGGTTGGGATGCAGCTTATGCAAGCACGGTATCATCTACCGCCTTTACAACTACGGCACGCCTAATTGCCCGCAACCCTATCACCTGGCCATTCACTTCGGCTGGTCTTCCGGTTATTGACGGAGTCCAGACTGTAAACGGCGACAGAATTCTCGTTCAAGGCCAGAGCAATGAAGCTCAAAACGGAATCTTCATTGCTAGCTCCGCCGGCTGGATACGTTCCTCGGACACGTATGTTGAGGGAACCACTGTAACCATCACAGAGGGAACATCCTACTCTGATACAGTTTGGGTTGTCACGTCGCCAAACCCAGTCATCATCAACACTTCTGCAATCGTGCTTGAACAGGAAAGAACCTGGAAAGAGCAGATGTGGGCCGACATCAAGGCCGCAAATCCAGGCATGAAGCTCAGCATCAACGTCGCGAAGGATACTCTCCTGCCGCCATACGTTGTAGCTTCGCGCCCAGAATCCAGCGAAGCGCTTCTAACTGTCATCCCAGTAGGAGCAGATGCGGCCTACACGTTTGGACAGAATAGCCCAGTTGAAAACGTATGGACGAAGTCTGTAGAGTATCTCTACGGCCAGGCACGTACGGCATTCCGCATTGGTCCTCTCGAATTCCTCGATGACTCATGGGGTGAAACCTACCTTAAGAACACCGACAACCTCCGCGTAGAACGTAATCTTCAGACTTCGCTGCCTCACAAGAAGTTCCTGATGCACGGTGAGCGTCTGCACATCGTCAATGACTTCACCCCACTTGAGGTTCGCGATCGCTTCGTGAACATCACGAATGGTGTTACCTGGGACTCTACCTTCCAGGGCAACGTTGACTTCAAGGTTACTCATTGCGCAAGCACTGGAGAAGCCGGTCCACTCGGCGCAATGGGTCCTTCGGCTACTGTCTTCGAAGTGTTCATCAATGGTTCGAAAGTCTACACTTACGATCATGATAATGATCCACTTACGGATGAGATTCCACTTGCAATTTTTGAAGGCGTGCCATTCAGCTTCTCTGCTCAGGGCGTTCACTACGCAAACGTTACGATCGAAGACTTCGGCGTAGCATTTGAAATGGGTGACACACTCACGATGACCTTCAAGAAAGACGAGATCATCGAAAGCATTCCAACTGATGACACCGACTTTATCTACGGTATCCTCGGCTGCGAAGGCTGTGTTGCAGATGCAACCCCAGACCCATCGATCATTGTCGAAGTCATTGAGTTCCAGCCAACCTACAGCTTCACCGCTGGTCAGGCCAAGGTGCTTAAGGGACTTGGACAGTGGTACACTGATCTACTTCGCTACAGCTATGTTGACACCGACGTGTCGACGTCGTCGCTTGCATTCCGCGGTTGGGACATGAAGCTTGTTCACCGCTTCGGCGCTCTCATCCGCCCAGACTCTCTGGCAGTTCGCAGCTCTTCGGGCGTCATTCCTGATACCGGCTACGATGTAATCCTGAAGCGCTCGACACAAACCCAGAACCTTTGGATTTCCGGTCTGCGTATCCAGCTTGTACAGATGGGAACCAAGAAGCTTAATCCTTCTGGCCGCCTCGTTCCTGTTGGAGCAGGTGATGATTGGATCTTCCGCATCGAGACGTACAATCCAGCTCACCCAATTGCGGACTACAATGTCCTCGACAACGCTGGCGACTTCACGACGTTCTTCTCCCTTAGCAAGCAGAACACTGATCAAGAGTGGAAGCGCTTCACCACGAAGACCGCAACAGCAACCGCTGTCATGCCGCTACAGATTACGGGCGTTCAGAACGTTCTCAACTTCCTGTTCGGTTATGTTGGTCAGCTTGAAGAACTAAACTTCAAGATCAACGAGACTGACATGCCGCTCACCGACGCAGAGACTGGTCGCAACGTAGATTGGCAGCTCGAAATTGAGAAGTTCATCAACACCATCTACTCGGGTATCGATGCTGGTGATGCAGCAATTCTCAACCCATTCATGGAGAAGCTCTACCTTCAAACCCCAGATGGTCTGATGGGCCGATTCACTGCATCCAAGTTCCTTGATGCTTACTCCACACAGGCGGCCTACGACGTTACCGGTGCAGTAATCCCAGTGGAGAACCTCAGCGTAGTTCGTAGAGACGATCAGACGATCACTTACTCGAAGACGCCAATCTTCTCTGCACATCTGTTCGTTGACCAGTTCGAGCATGCTCTTCTAATGAATGAGCGTATCTCTGCTGACCCAACGTCAGTCGTCATCTTTGATCAGTTCCTAGGACAGTACCTATCAACTGCCTACCTATCGTTCTACCGTCAGGAAAGAATCAACAGCAAGCCAACATTCGACGGATACGTTCTGTCGGGTAACGACGTGACTCGCAACATTGCATCTAACATCGATGCTGTTCAGAACGCGTATGACGCAACAGCAACCTTCGCTGAGCCTAAGATGGCTGAGCACGCGCTTTCGCTCATTGGCTTCCAGCAGAAGGACTACTTCGATGCAATCGACGTAAGCCCTCCAGCACAGCTGGACTTCTGGCGCGGTATGATCTCTGCTAAGGGCACCACACTGGCCATCAATGCGTTCACGCAGTACAAGGCTTTCGCTAAGGCCAGCGTCGACGAATTCTGGGCCTACAAGCTTGCTGAATACGGTGATGCTCGTGAGCGCACTCTACCAGAAATCAAGATCAACCCGAACGATTGCTTCCGTCAGTTCACGTCCCTTCAGTTCTATTCGAAGGACGATGTCTCGTACACTGCACTTCCTCTGTTCACTCAGATTGAAGCTGGTAATGACGATCGCTGGTTCTCGATTGATGATCTGGGTACTGTGCTTCGCTTCGATGCCAATGCAATCTCTGAGATCGTATCGGTCACAGAGCCTGGTTACGTCATCCTCTCGAACACGTACCACAACGGTGACACAATGTCGCCTACAGTATCCCCAGCAGTAGGAGCTCGCATCGTCAATGCGACTACGCTCTACGTTGAAGTGCCAGGTACCTACATCGTTTCTGGTTTCACATGGAACAACCAAGCTAAGCTCTCGCCAGTCAAGCTGTTCGATTACTCGGCTAGCGAACTAGAGCAGGAGATTGGTCTGTGGCATCCAGCAATCGGTGTTCATGCTTACAAGGCTCTGGAGCTGGTTAACATCACCGCTGCTTCGGACCCAGCTAACTACAACTACACGACCCAGACAACCAACAACCCAAACTTCATGACGCTGAAGCCATGGGATGAACGTGAAGTCGGTCGTGTATGGTGGGACACGAGCAAGCTGGCATACGTTCCATACTTTGACGCAAGCATCTTCCCTAACCGCGAATCCCGCAACTCACGTTGGGGCTCTCTTGCTGAGTGGGCGTCTGTTGACCTTTACGAATGGACTGAGTCTACGTTCCACCCTTCGCTCTATGATGCAGCTGCTAAGGCACAGGAAGGCGACTCGTCCATTGATGCTAAGGTTCGTCTGTCTGGTCGCGTAGGATTCAAGAACTTCTACAGCTCTAACCGCTCTGTCACTGCTCGTGCAATCGCATGGTCTCAGGCTGGCGTTGCTAACGGTGCTGCTCACCCAGCATTCGGTCTCGCTGCTGATAAGACGATCTACAAGTCCAACAACCAGCTGATCATTGACGAAGGTCGCCTTGAAGATGTCCAGCTAACCGCTGGTCGCCGCTTCGGTGGCTGGAACATCCTTACCTCTGCTCCAGTTGGTGAGGTTGTTATCGGCACGAACGTTGGCTTCATCATCGGTGCATCCATTCCGTTTGATGATGTCCTCAACGACAACTACCTCAACACGCAGTCGATCATCCTACCGCCAATTACTGATCCACTTGTTGAGCCACTTGCTGACGACCTAGGCGTAGAGTTTACCAGCATCGAAGTAATTGCGATGCCACGCAGCTCTATGTTCGGTACTCGTATTGGTCAGATTACGCTTTCTGCTTACAGTGTTCTGACCGCGGATCTAGATGAAGCACTTCAGCCAATTACGCTTAGATACCTCCGTATGGCTGACGGTGAAGGCTTCTTCGAAGACGTCAGAATTCCAGATTGGATTTCCAGTCGTCTAGTTGTTGGTGATACAAAGAACATCGATTTTGAAACGTTGGGCCTGCGAGTGGTGATCTCAGCAACTTCTACATCGGGTAAAATTGTCGCAAGAGCCCTTGCCGAAGCTCCAGCAAATCCACTGAACGATGTGTATGTTCGCGAAGGTGTCAACTTCACCGAGATCATGCCACTCACTGACGTAGTCTTCAGCAACCGCGAAATCTTCGGCTCTGCTCCATCGTCGATGCCTGAATACGGTTGGAAGGCATGGGATGTTCCTACTGCTGCGCAGCTTCGCGCAGACCTTCCTGCACCTCGCAACAAGTGGCGCCCTTACCTCGGCGCTCCACAGCCGATCGTGAACGTTACTGCAGACGTCATTGCTGAAATGCAAGCTGCTAGCAACACATGGACACTACCGAACGGCATCACCATCGCCCGCTACACTTCAACCTGGTCTGAGTGGGATGAGCTCGAGGATGTTCGCAAGACCGCAATTTCCAATGGAGTTGATTCGGTTTCGTTCACAATCGATCTCGGTGATGAAGACTCCATCGATACAAACCGCTTGTCGATCTACACGAACGGCATCCAGATTGCGCCTCAGCAGATTGTCATTTCCGACAATGTTGTCCAGGTAGTAAATACACTGTCGGAAGGTACGTCCGTCTACTTGCTGTACAGAGCTTATCAGCCAACAGCTGCAGAGCTCGAGTTCAACCCAGAAGTCAAGGACGATTTCAAGACTCAGATTTGGTACAAGGCGGACTACCAGTACACCAAGCTGGATGTACGTGATAACTCGGGCAACATTGCCGCTGCCAAGTACTACTTCTGGGTAAAGAATAAGACCATTCCTCAGGATGGACAGTCGATGTCTCTGGCTTCGGCAACCCAGCTTCTGCAGAACGGTGACTCGACGTACATGATCTTCTCGCGAATGGTTCCAGATTCGGCAGCACAAAGCGGAGCAGCTTTCGATTCGTGCGCTATCTCTGGACTAGGCACCACGGTTACCAAGAATGATTCTTACAAGCTACGCTTCCTCCGTGACTTCACTCTACGTGATGACCCAGAAGAACTCAAGCTGAAGAACACTCACACCGAATGGGCACTCATCCGCGAGCGTCAGACAACTAAGATTCCTCGTAAGCTGTGGGACTCGCTAACGAATGCAGTATGCGGACAGGATGCGGCAGGTAATTCACTACCTTCGGCAACCAGAATCAACTACGATGAGAAGCATGCAACAAGAACTCGTTATGGGTTCGAGACTGGACAGATCTTCGTAGATCCGGATCTAGCGCTCAAGACGATCGTCAACACGATTCTTAACACCTCGCTGACAATCGATATTGGTGCTACCGAGATTATCGACTACATCACGTTTATGAACATCAACTCCAGCACCACTGAGGAGTCGTTGATTGCGGATTGGTTCGCCAATCCTACGATGTCTCGCAACACAATGAACCAGATTTTCGGCACCAGCCGTGCTTCACAGATCAACGAGATTTTCTTCGATGTTCTTCACGATGCACTGGCAAGCAACTACGAATTTACCGATCTGTTCAAGACGTCGCTAATCACCGTTAACTCGGCGACTGTAATTCAGCCACAGGTACAACTTGAACAGCAAGACGAATTCTACTGATCGTACGTGTCGAATAACCCGCAGGATTTAAGAGAGCAATGAGCATGACTAACAATTCGGTAGCGGCACAGAACAGTCGCTACCTTCAGAGCCTCGTCGATTACGTTCTCGACGTAAAGCCTTTTCGCACTAAGCTTGCGCGGACAGGTGCTGTCTCTGAAGAGTACATCTTCTCCGATATTGTCAACGCGAATATCTCCGAGAGCGAGCGCATCAGAGCTTTCCTCGGCGCAGATGTTCTTGCATCTCCTAGCGTTGCATTGGGTGTTCGTTCACGTCTGAGCAATAGCTGGATTCAGGATTTGGTATCGGACGGCGTACGTCGTATCTGGCCGATGCCAAACATTACTGTTCCAAAGCTCGCTTACCATTCTAGCCGTACGTCCTACACAGTTGGTGAGGATGACTACACTGGAATTCCGGGTCTATCATCTGGCGTTCTTGATCAGAGACGTTGGGACTTCAAGGGCATCACTGATGTCCGTCTAAATGGTGTTCATCAGCAGGATAGCTCAGACTACTTCCTTTCGCATGGCGTGTTTTCTTTTAACACCTTTGCGTCTCTCGAAGGCGAGCCTACTTGGATTCAGCATGACCTAAACAACTCTATCCCCACCATCCAGGATATTCAGGGCGCGATGGATACGGGTGGTCAGGAGCTTGTCAACCCACCGTTCTCGCAGACACTTCCATTTGGTTCTCTGGCAGCATACGCAGCATTTAGCGAGCTACCAGGAACACTGCTTTACAGGGATGTTCGTCGTCTTGGCGGCACCCTAGAGAATGTCACAGGCGAAACCTACGAAGAGTTCTATGCTGTATGTACAGCCGTAGAGCCAGCAGTTCTCACCGTTTACTCTCCTAATGAAACCGCTCCTGTTGGAACTGTCAACTTCGGAGACACCTTTACTCTGCTCGATGGTTTTGGTAATACGAGAATTCAGTTCACGTTCACTTTTAGCCCAGGGCAGATTGAAGAAACTTCTCAGCTAGATGATCGATACGACATCGAGCCACAGTACAAAATCGTGCTAGCAGACGATGTGCAAGACGAAGTCTGGTCGCTCATCAAAGTCAATCCTATTGGGCTGACTCAGAAGCCAGTGTGGATTCCTAACCCAATGGTGGTTAGAGATGAAGTGTGCGCTCTAGAAATTCACACCACTTCAATCGAGAACACCGTAGCATCCGACTGGACCATCGTGTTCGGTGGTAACGGTACGTACACACTCAACGCCTACGAGGCAGGTACTTCTATTCTGCTGCCGGGTTACCCACAGACCGTTAGCCTAGTAGAAGGATGTTCGTACCGTGATGCAAACATTGCATTTACGATCATTCCTATTGTCGCTGGTAATGCAGCAGGCGATGCATTCTCTTGGAGCATTGGCCCAGTAGATGCACACTACAAGGTATTCGGCTCGGTGTCTGGCTGGACCACGGACATCTACACCGGGCTTGATGCGCAAGTCGGTAAGCAGTTCTGGAACGGTAGTATCGGTTTCAAAATTCCAAAGCTAGAGATGTTCGCTGAAGCGTATCGCTCCACCATCTCTTCATCGTCCGCCAGCATCGAATCTTGGAGCAACAACCTAAGCAATGGCATGGTCCTGTATGACATCATCTTCGTTGATGGCGTCTTCATTGCTATTGGTGAAGGTCAGGCACAGCTAGCATCGAGTGATGGTGTCACGTGGACAGACGATATTGCTTCGGTCTTCACGGCATCTCCAGATAATCTTCTAGTAGTTCCAGGTCGAGGCGGCATTGTTTCGACTTCGCCGGATGGCGCAACTTGGGCTCGCACTCAGACGGGAACATTCGAAGACCTAAATGATTGGGCAATTGCTGAAGGGTTCTTTACTGTAGGCGACTACCCTAATGTTTGGGTTTGCGTCGGTGATAACGGTAGCATCGTAAGCTCCGCATCTGGATTGAGCTGGGCTACCCATACGAGTGGCACCACCGAAAACCTGCACGGCGTAACTTGGAACGGTACGGCATTCATTGCTGTCGGTGACAATGGAACCATTCTGCGTTCTACAAACAGACTCAATTGGACCGCTGTAAACAACTCGGGAAACACTGACGACTATCGCGCAGTCATTGCTAATGCTGGCGTCTTGATTGTCGTTGGTAACAATTCATCCATCCTTCGTTCTACAGACGGTGGCCTTACATGGGCTGATCTAAATCAGTTCCCAATGGGCTTTGCTGAATTCAAGGACGTTGCATATGGTGACGGTCTCTATGTGGCTGTTAGCCCAACCGGTGTTACGGCCCGCTCGAATGATGGTATTGTTTGGAGCGCCTATGCTGGTCGAGTACTGAATGCTGTAGAGTTTGGTAACGGTCTATTTGTTGGTGTTGGTGGAAGCACCAATGAAGCATCGCAGTTCTCAGCGGTGACCGACGGTACGGCTGTTTCGGTAATGGCTGAGCCATCTACCTACACCATCACATTTACGAAAGCTTCAGATTCCGTTAACAGCATTCCAGGTGAAGCCACTGTATACAACAACATTCTAGGCTACGGTCGCAACCTAAAGACTGGCCAAGAGTGGAGTGACAAGTGGGTGAAATTCACCCTCGACACCATCAC